GCCGTTCCAGCCCGCCGAGCCAGCACCGACCACTGTGGACAGTACTGAAGTAGTGGAATGCGAGGAGTGCGGGCGCTCGGCCGCTTGCCTCTGCGCGTCACCGTTCGTGCCCGCCGCCGACGCCTTCCCCGAGGAACAGCCATGAAGACCCTCACCGTTCGGCAGCCCTGGGCATGGGCCATCGCACGCGGCCACAAGAACATCGAGAACCGCAGCTGGACCACCAACTACCGCGGCCCGCTCGCCATCCATGCCGCGAAGCAGTTCGATGACGACCCAGCTCTCGCGCTGCTCGACGTCCGCATGACGATCCGCGACCAAGGCGGAACCTACCCGGCAAGCCTTGCCGACGACCTTCCGTACAGCGGCGCCGGCCTGATCCTCGCCATCGTCGAACTGACTGGTGTGTGCACGGCGAGCCGTGAGCGGGACTCGGTCGTGTGCGAGTGCGGACCGTGGGCACGGCCGACGTCCGTCCACTGGCAGCTCGGCAGTGCCCGGCCCCTGCCGGAACCGTTCAAGGCCACGGGGCGCCTCGGCCTGTGGGACTGCGAGGTGCCGCATGGGTGACCAGCGTCGATCCCCGCTGCGCGACCTCGCGATCCTCGCCGCGGCCCACCAGCTCGAACTCACCTGCACCCGCGATCAGAACCTCAACCCGGAATTCGTCAGCGCAAGGCCCGGATTCCACGTTACGCAGCCCGACCACGACCAGATCCTTCGGTACGTCCTCAACGGACTTCTCCGATACGAGCGACTCGGCCCGCACTACTTCGGCGTCGGCCGAGTGCTGCTCACGAGCCGCGGATCCCAGATCTACCAAGACATGTGCGCCACCGAGGCCCGCCGCGCCAAGCTCAGGAAGGCAACCCGATGACCACCACCAAGATCGAATGGGCCGATGAGGTCTGGAATCCCACCACCGGCTGCGACAAAGTCTCCGAGGGCTGCGGAATCCCCCGCTTCGACGGCGACGACATCGGCGGCTGCTACGCCATGGCCATGGCCAAACGCCTCAAAGCCATGGAGGGCAAACGAATCGAGCAAGGGAAGCTCGCGTCGGCGAAGGCGAAGTACCAGACCGACGGCGACCCGCGCACCAGCGGCCCCGGCTTCGGCGTCGCCATGCACCCGGAAGTCCTCACCGTTCCGTTCAGCTGGCGGCAGCCCCGACGCGTGTTCGTCAACTCGATGTCCGACCTCTTCCACGAGAAGGTCACCGACGAGTTCATCGCGCAGGTGTTCGCCATCATCGCGGCGACACCGCAGCACACCTACCAGATCTTGACCAAGCGACACGGCAGGATGCGGGCGTTGTTGTCCTCACCCGAGCACGGCGCACGGGTGGCTGCCCGTCTCGCCGAACTGTGGCACGTCGACCATGTCGCACCCCTGCGTGGTCCGTTGCCGAACGTCTGGCTCGGCGTGAGCGTGGAAACCCAGCGGTGGGCCGACATCCGCATCCCGGCGCTGCTCGACACCCCGGCCGCCGTGCGCTGGATCAGCGCCGAGCCTCTGCTCGGTCCTCTCGACCTCGTCGGCGCAGGTACCCGCCAGAAGTACTGGCTGACCGGCGAACCGGGATGGTGCCCGGAGTACCCGGAACCGACCAGCCCGACCGGCATCCCCGTACGAGACCTCATCACGAAACCGCGGCTGGACTGGGTCGTTGTCGGTGGGGAATCCGGGCGCAGTGCACGACCGATGCACCCCGCGTGGGCGCGATCCCTGCGGAACCAGTGTGAAGCTGCCGGCGTGCCGTTCCTCTTCAAGCAGCGAGGTGCGTGGACCTGGGAAGCCCGCCTCGGCACCCCGGATGGCGCCGGCCGCGACGCCTGGGCTGACCGCGAGCCCGATGCCTACGTCAACGCCGACGATGGACAAGTTGCCGACGAAGACACCGTGATGGCCGCCGGCGGCGACTGGGCCGGTGTCTACAACGTCGGCAAGCAGCGTGCCGGTCGCGAACTCGACCGCGAGCTCTGGGACCAGTACCCGGCGGTGGTCGCATGACCTACGAGAACTGCCTCGAATGCGGCCGCCCGCTCACCGACCCGGACAGCCAGGAACGCGGCCGCGGACGCGACTGCTACATCAAGATCTTCGGCGAGCCACCACGGAAGCCGCGGCAGCCGAGCAGCCGCGGCGGAACGGTGACCATCGCGGCGCCGCCCTCCGCGCCCGTGGCCGACCAAGGCTCGCTCGACCTCCCCGGTCTGGAACACAGCACGGTTCCCGACCTGCGGCGCGCCGCCGAGCTCGTGCTCACCGAGCAGTTCCCGTCGCCGTCGTTCCTCATGCGGAGGCTCGGCTGCGACTACTCCGCCGCGCAAGACCTGCTCGTCCAGCTTGAGCAGCTCGGCGTCGTCGGACCGCCGCCCGGCGGATCCGCGGCCCGCGCAGTCCTCCTCACCGTGGACGAGCTCCCAGCTGTACTCGCCCGCATCGACGCGACGGGAGCCGACGAACCGCGATGACCACCGAAGTCACGACCGCGAAGGCGATGGTCGAGATCCTGCGTCGCCACTACCTGCCCGAAGGTAGGCAGCCTGCCGGGATTTTCGCTCCGGAGATCGCCGCACCCGCCTCGGACCGTCGTGCCGACCTGATCTGGCAAGGACTCACCGCCTCCGGCCGCGAGCTCATCGGCCACGAGATCAAGGTCAACCGCGGTGACCTGCTCGCCGAGCTGGCTGACCCGACAAAGTCCGATCCGTGGATGCAGTACTGCGACCGCTGGTATCTCGTCCTCCCGCACATGGCGCTCGTCGACGGGCTCGACCTGCCAGAGACGTGGGGCGTGATGACGCCGCCGTCCGGACGGCGCACGCGCTCGATGACGATCGAGGTCAAGGCCCCGAAGCTGAAGCCGGCCGAGCAGAGCCCCGCGCTGCGGACGATTGCGGCCTGGCTGCACTGGCGACTCCACAGTGAAAAGGTTCACCACGCGAACAGCAGGCGCGAAGTCGAGGAGCTTCGTACCCAGCTGCAGCAGGCGCAGGCGATGATCCCGAACACCTACGCCGCACGGCAGCGCACCGCCGAAGAAGCACTGATTAAACAGATCATCGACGGTGTCGGGTTCGAAGATGGTCGGCTTGGCGGCTGGCGAGGCAACCTCAACGTCACGGACGTCATCGTCGCGCTGAAGAACCTCGCGGCCGTTCGCGACGCGACCGTCACAGCAGAGAACCGGGTGGCGTACATGCGGGACGACGCCAAACGCATGTACGACGAGCTCAATCGGCTACTGGGCAAAGGAAGAGAGGTCGCGCCATGACCGCCGTGCACGACGAGCACGCGGCGCTCGCAGACCTGCTCCAGCCACTCGACGACGCCGCCCTAGCCGCCGTGCTCGCCGCCGAAGGGCTCTACCCCGTCGGCCGGCTCGACGAGGAGGTGCAAGGTGACTGAACCCGTCCTGCTCCCCGCCGGCTGCTGGTGGATCGACCGCGACGACTGCTGGGAGATCACCCCCTACCCGACCCGAGAAGACGCCGAAGCCAACCACGCGGACCGGATCCGCTCGGACTACGGCTGGCCGCTATCGGTGAAGGGCGCGTTCGAGATCTATCCCGGCGTGGCGACGCAGGAAGTCCAGCGCTGCTGGGAGATCGACTGCCCTGAGTGCGGCAAACGGGCGCACGTCACCCGGCGCTTCGACACCTGCGGCGCCTGCGAAGACGAGATTGTCAGCCTCGCCATCCCATACGAGGACCCCGACCAAGTCGAGCTCTTCGACGTCCTGCCCACCCACGACATTCCCGGGCAGCCGCTGAGCCGCGTCGTGGTCTTCGAGGAGGCCTGATGGGACAGCCGACCTTGATCACCACCATCGGCCCCGCCGGAGCAGGCAAAACCACCCTCCGCCGTGCCTGCCGCCCCACCGTGCCGTACGTGAGCCTCGACGAGAACCGTGCCCAGCTGGCGCCCTGCGGATGCAGCAACAGCCTCGACCACACCCCCGCCGCGGTCGAGATGGCCGTCCAAGGCGCCCGCGCGGTCCTCGCCAGCGGCGGCACGGTCTGGTGGGACGCCACGAACGCCGACCGCGCAGCCCGGCTGACGCTGATCGTGCTCGCAGCCGAGTATGCGGCGCGCACGGTCGCTCTGGTGGTCGTACCACCGCTGCTGACCACGCTCGCCCAGAACCGGCAGCGAGACAGCCGCCGATGCTCGGTGTGCGGGTTCGCGCGCCGCGTCCCCGAGTCCGAAGTGTGGCGGATGCATACCGCGATCGTCGACGACCTGTCGCGGCTGACCGACGAGGGCTGGGGCTGGCTCAACTACGTGACACTCCCGACCTACTGCGAGGCGCCATGAAGTCCCGTGATGTCACGCTCGAACAGCTCGGAGATCACTTCGTCGTCACCGAGCTGGCCTTGTCTCCGAAGCTCGGAGGCGGGTGGGAACAGTTCTTCTGGACAGGTCCACGTGACGACGGCGCCGCTGTGTGGACACAAGATCCCGACCAGGCAGCCGAGTTCCCCGACGCAGACACCGCCGCCATCGCGCTCCAGTCCTTGTCGGAGCCCGTGACGGTGGCACCGTTCCAACACGCCTTGTTCGGAGCCGACCAGTGACCGCCGACGTCGAGTCCGCCGACGAGATCGTGATGCGATTGGTCAGCCACGCAGAAGGCAACCCGGACATCGTCGAACGCATCTGCCGCGACCTCTACCGCACGCTCTGCCGCCGCTTCACCGCCCCGGCCATCCACCGCGGAGACCCGCAGGCCGAGTACCTGTCGGAGCTGATCGCCGCGTTCTGCAACGACCTCGCCAACGGCGTAGAGGCCAACGCCGACTACCTACGCGCCATACCGCGGCGGATCCAGCGGAAACGGACCCGAGGTTGGCGGCTCCCGCCAGGCGCCGTATGCGTCGACCGCACCACCGCCTGGGGCAACCCATACGCCGTCGGCGCGACCATTACTTTCCCTGGCCTCCAAGGGATCGAGCACACAATCAGAGACTTGGAGGAAGCGGTGACCTTCTACCGGCAGTGGCTGGCCGGAGAACCCACCGCACCACTCCCCCGCGACACCCCGCTGCCACCGCCGCCAACCATCGAGCAGATCCGCGCCGAGCTGGCCGGCCACGACCTCGCGTGCTGGTGCACCGTCGGGTCCCCTTGCCACGGCGACGTCCTCTTGCCGATCGCGAACTCAGGGCGGCCGACATGAGCACCGACCTGCGCGCGATCATGGACCGGGACCAGCGACGCCGGCGGATGCTCCATGATCCCGACTTGACCGGAGAGGCGCTGCTCTACGCGCTCGCCTTCGACGAAGTCCTCAGTACATCGAAGACCCGAAAGCGTCGCGTCGACCACTGGGCGGAAGCAGCGATACTCGCTTGGGGCGACGACAACCAGCATCGCCTGCGTCGGGTGATCACGAACGACATTCCCCGGTTCGAGCCACTTCGCCAGGGCGCGGTAACGCCCTGTGTCGCACCGATGATCCGCAGGGAAGGCTTGTGCGGCAAACGCGGAACCCGGCTTCTGGTCGACCGCGATCCCGGCACCGGAGAGGCCCGCTGGATCGGCCTGTGCTCCCGGCACAGGGAGCTCGAAACGAAGTTCGACGCCCGTCGACGGGAATGGGCAGCGAACGGAAAGCCTTCACCGCCACCGAACGCCGGCGGCGTGCTGAAGAGGTACTTCCACACCGACTGGGCCCAGCTGTACGAATGGGCCGCGCCATGGCGCACACCGCTGGAAGGGGCCCGCGAAGCCACCCCGCCACGCCCGACCCTGCGACTGATCCGCAGCGACGAACGCGCCGCCAGTATCGGAGCCGAGTCGTGACCGCCGCCAGCGTCGAGATGTCCGAAGAAGACCTCCAGCAGCGGATCCTCGACACGGCCGAGCTCTACGGCTGGCGTCGCATCCACCACCGCCCCGCCAAGACCGTACGGGGCTGGCGGACCCCGATGCAGGGCGACCCCGGCTTCCCCGACCTCGTCCTCGCCCGCGACGGCGTCATCATCGTCGCTGAGCTCAAGTCCCGCCGCGGCCAGCCGACCGAGGACCAGAAGCTGTGGCTCGAAGCGCTCGGCGCGCACGCGCGACTGTGGCGGCCCGCGGACTGGCCAGACATCGAACGCGAGCTCAGGAGGCGTCGATGACCAAACCCGAGTTCACCGCGGACCAGATCGCCGATGGTATCCACGCCGCGCTAGCCGACGGCCACGTCGATGTCGTCCCCGGGCTACTGAAGATGCTCGCCGTCCAAGATCCCATCCGCGCCACGCAGCTGCTGAACACCATCGAAGCCGGGCTCACCCTCGCCCGGGATCCGGAAGCCAGCATCCTCGATGTCCTGTCCGGGCAGACGCGAGCCGTCGGAGATCGGACATGAGCGAGCATTGGAAGTGGAAGAAGGTCGGCCAACGTCGAAGCGACCTGGACAAGTACCGGGCAACAGCGGCCGCGCAGAACGGCGAAGAGCACCGCAAGGCCAGTCTGGCGCTCGCGCACCAGCGATGGCGCGACGGCAAGCTGTACCCGTGGCGTATCACGCTCGCGCTCGACTACGGCGGCCACGAGGGGCCCGAGGTCGACGTGGCGTGCGGCGTCGCCGAGCCGTGCGTCGACATGTGGGAAGACGGGCACCTCTACCCCACCTGGGAGCAGCTGCTCAAGCTCGCCGAGCTGACCGGATTCCAGCCCGTGTTCTTCACGATCGAGTCCGGAGCACCGCGGTTTGAGCAGACATCACTGGCACACCACACCAAACCGAAGGACTGGCCAGCCCCACCGGTCCTCGAGTTCCTCCCCGAAGCCTACGAAGCCATCCGAAGGACGAGCAAACACAAGGTGCCAGGTAGTCCAGACAGGACAACCCGGCACCTTTGATGTGTTCGAACGTCAGCAGGATTCCTTGCGTGGAAACCGCGGATAGTGCGGACTGCTCAGCATCGCTCGCACCAACCCAGTGTTCCCGGCTTTCTCCTCGGCCGGATTGATCCACATGCACTCGCCGTCATGACTGGGCCTGAGGGTGCATTTCTTGTCCGACCCTGGGATCGGCTTTCCGCATTTCTGTCGTGCTGCCACGAGTTCCTCTCTTGGTCTCCGACGTCTCAGTTACCAGATCGCGAGTTCGTCACGGCGCGGGCAAGTGACGCGGTGTTCTTCCTCCCACTGTTCGGCTTCGTCGACTGGCACGTCGATGATCTCCGCCTCACACTTCCGGCAGATGCCGCTGACCAGTTCCACTACGGCTGGGTCCTCGCCGTTCTCGTCGTCTCCGAGGTATGCCATGGTCAACTATCCTTCCTCCCAAACGAGCACAGTCAATGATCAAGTCGCGAACAGCTCGTCGAGCGCGAGGTGCCGCATAGCCTCCATCACCCCGGGCACAAGCACCACCGCGAGCACCACGAACACCGGGAACACAATCCGGCTCTCGAACGTTTTGCCGGTGCGGAACCGCAGCCACCGCGGCGGCCGGATTTCGTACCAGGTCTCCCCCGCGATCAGCAGCGGGAACAGGAACGGGCACCCGGACTCGGTCACCGCGTCCCCAAGGTCGTGCACGACGCAGCCGAGCGCCACGGCGATCCCCAGCCATACCTGAACCCCGTCGAGCGTCTCCAGTCCGCCGCCGTTCACCATCAGCCCCGCGAGACCGGCCGCGCCGGCCACACCGACCAGGTCGCCGAGGACGTGGTCCGCGAGCAGCAGTCCGAACACCAGCACGCCCAGCACTACCCACCGGCCGCCCGCCGCCGTTCCCACCGCAGTGAGCGCACCGAGCAGCAGCGCGAACAGCACGGTGTGCGACAGGTGCCGGTGCTCGCCGCTGCAATGCTCGTCGCGCGGGCCCTTCGTCATCGCGTACAGCCGCCGAGACGACCACCGCAGCACCCGCGAGATCCCGCCAGTGACCGGACCGAGGAACCGCGATGCGGTGGCGCCGGGGTGATCCAGGTCCGGCAAGAGCGCGAAACCAGCAGTAGTCGCGGCGAACACCAGCACCTGCGGTCCACCCGCGAGACCGGCCAGCGGCGCGGCAGCGAGCCCCGCACACCAGCCGGTCAACGCGTGCGTCCGACCCATCATCAGCAGCCTCCGTCTTCGGGGTACACGCCGTCCAGCTCGTACCAGAACTCGCCGCCGTCCGGGTCGAGGATCTGCACCTGCGGCCAGTTCGGCTCGATGTCGAGCACCGGGCCTACGAAGTCATCCACGTTCATGCCGCCGAAGACGAACACCTGATCGCCGACCTCGGGCAGGTCACCCTCATCGAGAAAGCTGCCGCGATCGGCCATCATGATGCTGCTCCGACCTGTCGCTGCTTCATCTGTCGGCGGTCGACATCGCATGCCCACCTACTGCTCGCCGTTGCCGAGGTGGCTGGCCATCCCGCGCATCGCGGCGGACACGTACGACCCATCATCAGCCAGCCTCCTCAAGGCAGATATCGAATACGGCTTCCACGACCTCGATGCAGCCGTAGATGTCGACCAGCACATCGACATCAGCGTCGAGGTAGGCCAAGGCGTGCAGACGATGGTTGCCATCGCCCAAAGTGACGACTCCCTTCACATCCACCTCCACGCTCAACGGCTCGTTCGGGTCCCAGCCGTACGTGATCAGCCATGCGATCCGCTCCGCATGATCTTGCGCGGTCGCGTTCACGACACCCTCGAACGTCCAAGACGGGTTCACGTCGCTGAGGCGCTCCTCATCCAGCGCCACAGCGACGTCCTCTTGGCCGACCCCGCCAATGACCCACACGTCGCCCACGAACGGGTTCACCAACTCGATGAGGTTTCGGACCGGAATAATGGCCTGCCAGGTCGATGCCATCGCAGGCCACCTATCGACTTCCGCGCGTTGCGAGCCACGTCGTCGTCAGCGAAGCCAGAACCCCGATCACGCGGTGTGCCGCCTGATCCAGCTCAGTCAGCGCGGTTCCCGGTCCAGCCGAATCGACCACGCCTTCGCGACGCTGCACAGTGGCGTGCTCGAGGTACCCGCTTTTCCCCGCGAGCCGGGCCACCGCCAGCAACGGGGACCGACGGTCGATCACGTAGTGGGTGACCGCGTTGATCCCCATGCCCGCGGCGAGCGCCAGCCACGGCACCCGAAACCCCAGAACCCGTGTCACCGCAACAGCACCCACGGTCTGGGTCGCCGTATAGGTCGCGACGTGGCGAGCGCAGTGCATCCGACCCTCCGGCCCCGGACGCCCCTTCCCCGCCGCATCGGCGTTGGACTGCATCCACTGGTCACACAGCGGATGCAGATCAGCGAACGTCGCCTGAAGCGCCCCAAACAACGCGAGCGCACGAATCGTCTTCACCTGTTCCTCACTCCTGTTCCCCTGATTGCACGGCGTTCTTCCTCGGTCGTCCTGCCCCACACGCCGGCGTCCTGCCCGGTCGCCAGCGCCCACGCCAGGCAGTCACCCGCAACCGGGCACCTGGCACACACCGCCTTCGCCCGCACCGCCTGATAGACAGCCGAATCCCCCGTACCGACCGGGAAGAACAGCTCCGGGTTCTCACCGCGGCATTCGGCATCGTGTCGCCAATCCGCCATCACATCACCTCCGACCTACGGCCTACTGCCGTTCTTCCTGGATCCGGTACTGGTATTCATCCGCGATCGACCAGAGCCACAGACGGTCCCGAGCTCGCCGCGCCTGGCCGATCTGCTGCACAGAAACGGTTCCAAGCACTCCAGCAAGCAGCGCCAGCGCGATCAGCATGTCGCGGCCGCCGGTCAGCATCAGCGCGGCAACGCCCAGCAGGACCGCCACGACACCGGCGGCGAGCCCGGCGAACGTATGCCGGTCCGGAACCCGGGTCGGGAGCTCGTCGAACGCGAACGCGATCAACGCATTCGCCTCGTACCTTGTGAGGTCGGGAAGCCGGTTCGGCGGCCGATGCGGGTCGAACCCGACCGGTTTGCCGTATCCGTTTTCGGGCATGGCGCAGCTCCGTCCAAAAAGGAAGGCTGATCAGTAGTTCTGGGCGTGCCCCCCAGGGGATTCGATCCCCGACCTCACGTCCCAAGACGGTGAGAGGCGATGTTTCAGCTTCGCTACGCGGCCTCGAACACGGCTTCGATGTCGTCCTCGTCGGCGTCGATCACCATGCGATAGGCGTCTTCGATGTCACCGGGTTCGATGATCCCGTCCTCGATCCAGCCATTGATGTCGTCGTGGTTGATCCCACCGTCGTCGTAGACGTCTCTCAGGACCTCGTAGTCACTGGTGTCGTCGAGTTCTTCACCCTCCGCCTCACGCGTATGGGCGACGACAATGGCGACGGCTTCGGCAAGTTCCATTTCGATTCCTTCCCTGGAGCATTTCCTCCCGCGCGGGGATGACGCGCGGTGTATCGGCTCAGCAACGAACGGCATCCGCGGGCATCTCCGTGGCCGCGGCCTGGCCACCGACGAGACATCGAAGGTCCATGTCCTGCTCCAACGTCAGCGCGCGGCCGGTGAGGATCGCGCCGATCGCCACGACCAGCACACGGACCGAAGCGTCGGAACCCTTGTACATCTCCGGCGCCTCGACGAGCAGATATCGGGCCCGCTGCACGAAAGACAGAGCATGATCGGGTTCGAGGGCCTTGTTGCTCGCCAACAGGTACAGCGCCGAGCTGACCATCACCTCACGGGCATCGTGGTCTGCGGTGACCAGGTAGACGGGGTCGCCGCCGGTCTCCATCCGGCTCGCGTCCCGGCCACGCGCGGCGACCCGGGCAGCCAACTCGGCAGCAATCTGCTGTGCCCGAGCGCCCCGCACGAGCCTGGTGCCGTCGATCGTGCGCCCGTTCGGCAGCGTCACCTGGTTGACCAGAACGTCCCCCGCGCCCGCCGCGTCCATCCGGTCGCGTGCTACCTGGCCGTACCACCACATGATCTCGTGCGCGGGTGTGGTCTCGCCGCCCACGTAAGTGCGGGTGGCCTCGTCCCACCGCGCACCATGACGGAGACGGCCGTTGTAGCCGAGCCGGTCGATCCGCGGCTGCCCATCGTGGATCCGGGTACGGAAACGCTCGGCGTCGAGCGGGATTCCTTCACCGAGCCGTCCGGGCGCTTCGGATGCGAGGTTGTACCGCCACTCCGTGATGATGCGGATCGTGTGGCGCAGGAGCGCGACCCGTCGGGGTTGGGAGTGGTTCTGCCAGTCGGCGCCGATGCGGACACGGATCGCTTCGGCGAACCTCGCCTGCTGCTCGGCGAACCGGCGGACTCGCTGCTCTTGGGCGGGGTCGCGGAGAGCGAGATCCGGGGTGGGGAAACTATCAACAGTGATCATGTTGCCCTCTCTGTCTGCTGTGGACTTTGAGCAGGGTTTGCCCAGTCGTCAGGCTTCCGCCATGTCGGCCAAGAACTGTTCGGCGCCGCCCTCGTAGAGGTTCGCGACGGCGCGCCTCACCTCGTCATCCGTGAGGTCGTCAGCGGGCTGACCGTCCTCGTGACGGAATCCGCAGTCCGCGATCCAGTCCCGCATCGCGGCGAGGACCTCGTTCGTGTCGTCGTAGTCCCACGTGCCGCACGCCGGCGAGTGGCACGTTTCTCCGGCAGCCGCGCCGCATTCGCCGCAGTCGATGTCGTTCACCGCACTGGACCTCGGAAGCGACGTCGTCGGCAGGTCGATCGGTTGCCACATAGAGGTTCCTTCCTGGAGCCATCGTCAGCCCGGTCTCGATTCCGGGGACACCGCGCGGGGGAGGGACGTGCGGCGTTTCGGCTCAGCCAAGCAGCGTCACCAACGGGTCGTTCGCTTCGTTTCGGCGACTACCTGGGCGTCGGTGGCGAGCGGCCGTGTGTGCCCGCGCTCGTCGTGCTCGACTAGCGCACGTCCGTGCAACTCGTTGAGAGCGGCTAGCCGACGTTCGCGGTAGTAGGGGCTGTTGCGCACGATGGTGTTGAGGTCGGTCGTGCTGTACTCGTGGATGAGCTTGGAGTCGAACATCGGACGCTCCTTTCTGGACGGTCAGGCGGCGGTGACGAGCTGGGCGGCGATGCGGTGGTAGCAGGTGCTGACACCCCGAAGCCCGGCCTTGCAGGTGCAGGCCTGCGCGGCGGTCAGGTACCGGTCGACACCGTTCGAGGCGACGACCTCGAACACGCGGTTCCGGCCCCGGCGCAGGAGGACCAGGCCGCCGTCAGCGATCAGCTCGACGGCCTTCTCGACCTGGGCGGGCTTGTGGCTGCTGACCTGGGCGGCGGCCCGGACCTTGGCCTGGCAGGCGCGGCCGTAGCGACGGACGATGGAGGCGGTGGAGCGGAGGACGCGACCGCAGCGGGTGCACCGGGTGGGGGTGGCGGTGGTGCTGGTCATCGTGTCCTCCATGGCTCTTGGTGTACGTACACCCTAGCAACAGGTGTACGTACACCACAACCAGGTTTCCTATCCGTTATGTACGTACACCCAGCGGCCGCGTACCCTCTTTCCGTACGTACACCCGCCGAGGAGAACCGCATGCCCGACGCACCAAAGACCCAACATCGATCCGTGCGCATCAGCGACGACGACTGGACCGACCTCGACACCGCCGCCGCAGCCGTCGGCCTCGACCGCGCCAAGGCCATCAACCAGATGATCGGCTGGTTCCTCCGCCGCCCCGGCGCCAAGCTGCCGACCCGACCGGCGGCAGCGCTCCTCGAGGAGTCCGAGCGTGGTTGACGACGAGCGGAGCCTGGTTGACGTTGACGAAGTACGCCGCCTGTACTTCATCACAGCGAAGGAATTCCCCGTCGCGATCGGCATGGAAGACGTCACGTACACCGAAGCCCTCATGGTCGCCAGCAACTGCATGCTCGAAGGCCAGATCCTCAACGGACCCGATACCGGCCCCGAAGGCTTCGTCGTCTCCTTCGACCACGTCGCCGGCGTACGCGTCACGCCCAAGCAGCCTTCAGGACCGGCGATGCAGATGCCTGCCGAGCTCGTTCGCGAATTGGCCGTCGAGCGAGACGAAAGCAAATGGGTTCCGGATTCCGCCAGTGCCAACGGTTCGTGAAGAATCGTTTCACGACGCCGAGCGATAGCGCGGAAACGGCCGAGATGGCACGATCGACCGCACACCCCGAGAGAGGAGACCCCGTGGCCGACATCCAGATCTCGGACGACGTGCTCACGATCGCCACCGAGAAAGCCGCAGCCGCCGGCCTCAGCCTCGCCGACTGGCTCACCCGCGCCGTCACCGAAACCGCGGCCCACCAAGAGCCCGTCGCCGAGCTGCTCGTTGACGACGGCGGCTTCCCCTCCCCGCGGCAGCACGACTAGTCGCCGTCCTCGAAGTCGTCCTCGAAGGCGCTCGCCCCAACCCGGGCGGGCGCCTTCGTCGTTTCCACCCACGGCTTCCCGTCCGGCGCGATCGATCGCCACGAGCTCTCTGCCAGCTCCAGCTCCAGTTCCCGATCCAGAACGACCTGGTCGGCACCGCGCCGGGTCCGCGCGGCGAGGAGAACGGAACCGCCGGCCGCGAGCAGGCAGCCGATGCACACGATCACGAGCAGCGCGGGCGGGGACGGCCAGAGCAGCGCGATGATGAGCAGCAGCGCGCCGAAGACACCGAAGACCTTCGCCGTCCCGGTCGGCCAGCCGCCGTAGTCGCGAGACCGCTCGGCCTCGCGAACTCCGCGCTTCGCTATCCGGATCCTGTGGTCGATGTCCTGCAGTCTCGACTCCTGCATCTGCCAGGCCAGCATCTCGTTGGTGAGGCGCGTGATCTCGGTCTGGAAGTGCTCGGCCAGCTCGTCCCCGGACCTTTGTGCGTCACGGAGCGCAGTCGCATTGAGGATCTTGCATTCGAGCTCCTGAATCTTGCCCTGTACGTCCATCTCACCATTCCTAGTTACTTGGAGTGAACAAACAAACAAACACACCAAACCTCGCGCCTACGGGGATCTCAGCCCCCAGAACAGGCCATACGGTGGACAGGGTGCGCTGGTGACGATGTTTGTTTGATGTGTTTGCTGACAGTGGGTAGTCACGCCGCGCGGTAGCCTCCCCCTTCATTTCGAACCACAGCGGACCCGTCCTTCACCAGGTCACTCAACGTGTTCGTGACGACCTGAGGCTTCACTTCGGGGCCGTCCTCGGCGAGTGCGGCGATGATGTCCCCACGCGTGAGCTCTCCGCCCGATGACTGCACGATCGCGACGATCCGCTCCCGCACCGTGCGCCGCGGCAACGTCGTCACGACCGTCGGCATCCCCTCAGTCTCCGGCGCCCCAGCGGCCGTCGACGCCGCTGCTGCAGGAGCGTTCGCTCCAGCGAAAAGTGCGTCCAACTCGGACGCCGTCTCGGCGAATGCCGCGTCGTACGGCGACTCCGCCATCTCGACACCGCCAGCTTCCTCATCGACGCCGGTCTCCTCGTCGACGTCGCCGCCAACCATCGGCCCACCGTTGCGCAGGTAGTGATCGAACTCGGGTGTCGCGTACTGGAAACGGTTGCTGAACAGCGCCCCAGCGAACTCCGCGGCAACCCGGGCCGACCCCTCGTCGAGGTCGTGCCCGAACATGCGACGCGCCCAGGCCACATCGGAGACGGTCAGGCCGTCATGGAGCTTCGGCTTCGATGGATCGATTTCCTGGATATACGGCGCTTTCAACTTGACGATCGGGTCGTCGGCGCCAGGGTTGTCCCAGAATTCGCCCTTGTGGCGAGGGTTTTCCAGGTTATAGTCCTCGGTCGCACGGCCGATCTCCGCCACGTCACCGACGTGGAAAACGCTCTTCCAGGCCAGGCCGTTGTTGATGTCGGTGGTGTGCGGCCCGAAGTTCGGGTCGGTCATTCGGTGCCCGGCAAGGTGGATCCAGATCTCCGCACCACCGACTTCGTTGACGAGGGCGAGCACGAGCTTGCTCATGGTGTAGGCGACGCCGTCGATCTTGATGCTGATGGTGGTGTTCGGGGTGGCGCTCGGCGCGTTTGCCTCGTCGAACTGGATGAAGATCGTCTTGAAGTTCCGACGCTCGTCCATCGGCTGGTTCTGTCGCCACCGGCCAACGACAAGCGCGGTCGCGAGCATGATCAACGTGTGCTTCGGGCCGAACACCACCCAGCCGAACGGGTGCTTGAACTCCGTGCCCTCGTAGGGCTTCAGCCACCCGGCGACCAAGTCGTACAACTTCGAGGTACCGCAGATCCACTGGGTCGCGTTCGTCATCCGGGTCGTCGCAGCCAACTTGCAATTGATCTTGCTGGACTTCCCCCATCGCGACTGACCGATGTCCGCACCATGCTGATCGAGCCGCCGGCAGGTCGGCTGCCCAGACACCTCATACCCGCTCATCTGCGGCTCACGCGACGTCGTTGGCGACGTGTCGTCGACGAACGGGCGCACCGTCGACAGCACGTCCTCGAAGAGCACGACGAGCTCGTAGACGCCGGCGTTGGGCTGCTCGATGAGGGTGACCCAGTCCGAGTGCAGGTTCGTGCCGGTGATCTGCCGGAGCGCGATCGCCATCCGCTTCCGATCGAGGGGCTCGAGCTCGACCTTGTCGTGAGGCTTGCTGGCCCGCCGACCCGCCCGTGCTGCTGCGCTGGCGACGTTCTGGGTCATCAGCTCGATCTCCAGCAGCGCCCGAACACCGAGCGGGCGGCCCGTGTCGCGGGCGATGATGACCCCAGGATCAGAGATCCGAAGCCAGCTGAGCCCCGCCAACATCAGAGCCCACCCGATCTTCGCTTGCACCTCATCCTCAGGGCTCCCGAACTGCGACTGGTGCGGCGCGGCGCTGCCGTCGGCCACGACCGCAGACGTTTCCGAAGCGACCGCGAGTTCCTTTCCCGGCTGCGGCTTCTGCCGCGCCAGCATGTATTCCTGCGACCGGGCCACCCCATACTCGACGCCAGCGAGCACGAACAGCCCGCCCAGCCACGGCAGCCACAGCTCAGGACGCAGCTGGAAGAGGATGATCCCGAACGCATGGATCACGACCGCACCAGTGATCCATCGGGCGATCACTTGGCGACGTGCCCGGGTGAGCTTGTCGAACACGTCTGCCACACCGACCGTGGTCCGGACGGCGATCGAAGATCCGATCGCGAGCACAATCACGACAGGAACACTGATCAGCATCGGCACGTGGAACAGCGCCAGCCCAGCGGCGGCTGCCGTGCTCACGACGGCGCCGAGCACCGTCCAGAACACCTTCCACGGAATCATGATCTGTCCTTTCGTGACGAGCAGTCGATGAGGAATGGTCCGGATGGGACCAGGTCGGGGCTGGCCCCACCCGGAGACCAGTTGCCTTAGCCGGCGGCGGCTTCTTCGGCCTTGGCGTAGAACGCGGCCGCCGTACCGCGTCGCTTGTCGGCGGTTTCCTCGGCGGCCGCGGCTTCGCGACGCAGCTTCGCCGCTGCGGGCTGCATGCCCTTGCTGGTCATCTTCGCGGCGTCCCGCCGGAAACCATCGGCCTTGGCCTGCAGCTTCGCGGCGTCCGACGCGGCGGCATCACCCGCTTCGTTACAGGTCGCCTTCTGCGTCTCGGGCGTGGACGTGTCCACCATGCTCAGGTACTGCTGGGTGTCGACGCTCATTTCCGTTCCCTTTCCTTTCATCCCGGCCTCACGCACTTGCGCGGCCAAGTCGTCCATTTCGGAAGTGCTGTACTCCCGCAGATCACCAGCGGCCTTGTCCGAGGCCGATGACTCCGGCTTCGGGACGGGCAGCAGCGCAAAGCCGTTCTCATCGATCGGATGCTCTGCCAGCCACCGGTCGGTCGCGGCCTTCTCCTCACGCTTCTTCGCGAGCTCGTCCTGTGGCTTCACCAGTCCGAGCGCGGTGCGATGCTCCCGACGTTCCTTCCGGGTCTTCGGCCTGGCCCGCACAGCCGGTTTCGTTACCGAGTGCGCGGCCGATTCGTCCGGCGACGCAGATACCGGGCGCTCGCGCCGCCGTTGACGACGCCTCGCCCACTTCCCTCGCGGCGGCTCAGGCTTATCCGCCTTGGGCACATCGGTCGCAGTCGCCTCCGGAGCCTCGGCTCCCGTAGCGACCTCCGGGCCTCCGTCCCGGCGTCCACGCCACCAGCCGCGCACTCGCTGAAGCCGGGATGGAGGCGGCGTGTGCCGGACCTCGCGCTGCCGCTTGGATTCCGGACGATCTGCGGGCGGGGCAGGCGGTTCTGTCCGGCGTCGACGTGGCCATCCGAACCGGCCTCCGGCGGGACCGCACTCCAACATCTGTTCGTTCCGCTTACGTGGCGACCTCGGTCCACGGCCGCTGCCAGTGCGACCTTCACCGGCCGCCCCACGACCGCGGCCACCGAACGGCCACAGCCTGCGCCCACCCGATGTCGAAGCGCCGCCAGCTCCACCTGATGCGCCGCGCCCGCCAGAACCACCGTCTGTCGCGCCATAGCCGCCTCCCGGGTTCCGCCCACCGGCCGAACCTCGACCCCGGAACCGGTTCCAGAGCGAGCCGCCACCACGGCCACCCGCGCCAACGCTTCCCGAGCTCGCACTGCGGCCACCGCCCGGTGCCCGCCCGCCCGTACCCGAACCGCTGCGGCCGAGCCCGGAACCACTGCCCGTACCGTGGCTTCCGGTGCCACCGCTACCGCGCCGACTACCGCCCCAGTTCAGCGGGTTGAACTTCCCGCCGGGACGCTGACGAGACCCACCGCCACCACCGCCCGGCCCTCCGGGTCCCGAAGAACCAATGCCTCGCGGCGGCCGGCTCGGGGAGGCGGAACCGGACGAGCTGATGCCCTGCGGACGCTGCGGACCGAATCGCCCGCCGCCAGCGCGCACCCCGCCAGGGCCCGCCACACCTGCGCCCGCTCGTCCGCGGCCAGGACCTCCCGAAATACCTCCCGCCCTCGCGCCGGCGGCGCCACGACCGAGTTGCGGAATCAGTCCCGCTTTTTCGGCGCCGAGCCGACCGCGGCCGACGCGCGGCCGCATCGCTCCGATGCCCCTGCCGGGGCCGCGCGGCCCGGCACGGCCCGCACCTCGACCGCCACCGCCTTTCGCGGCGCGGACGGCCAGCGCTCCCGCGCCAACCATGGCGGCGAGACCGATCGCGATCAGCGCCACCATTGGACTTCCGCTGTACATTCCCACTCCTGCCGTTGCTCCGGCCGTCGGCAGCGTCGCCCACATCAGGCGCTGCTTCGGCACTCCTTTGGACCGCAGACCGGGCTTCTTCTCCCCCGGTTTGGTGTCGCTGCCCGGGGTGGCCTCGCCCGAGACCGACGTCGACTTCGACATGTCGTCCCTGGCCTCGGGGCTACGCGCAGGGCGCGGAGCCTTCGGGGGCGTGGCCTTCGCGAACGCTTCCGGCAGCGCCGACTTCGGGGCCTCGCCGCTGTCGTCCGCCATGGGCTCCTCCTGCTCTGCGGTTCCGGTCGTGGTGGTCAGGTGAAGATTCCGGCGATGCCGTTGATCAGGCCGGTGGTGAACCGGAAGATCCCTCCGATGGCGCCGACGATGAAGCCCGCAGCCGTGGTCGGGTTCTTGATGAACCAGAACAGCAGTCCGACGACGAGACAGAACACGACGATCGAGACCGTCCAGCGGATGATCGTCGAGGTAGCGGTTTCCATGATCTATTTCCCTTCCGCCTTGACGGCGTTGTAGGCCTTGATGGAGTTCCGGACCTGGCGATCCGAGACGTTGAACTGACCGGCGATGTACTTCCGATCCAGAGCGCCGAGGTCCTGCCCCTCGGTTTCCGCCCGCGAGAGGTACCGGCCGATCCGGTCGAGCGCGGTTCCCTCGCCGTTGAGTTCCGCCGGGGTTGGCGCGAACCGCACACGGTCGGAACTCGGCGAGTTCCGCACCAGCCCGCCGAGCACCTTGCGACCGGGCTTCCGCCCGGTTTCCGGCGCCGCAACTGTGCTGGTCGGCACGGGGGCGGAAGTCGATTTCGACGTCGGAGCGGAAGCCGGTTTCGGAACACGCTTCGGTTCCGAGTTCCGCCCGGCCGGTTCCGCCTTCGGCGGGGTGTCGGCGGACGGGAGTTCCAGGCCGAGTTCCTTCGGGAGTTCCGGCCAGAACCTGGCCACGATGTCGCCAGCGGAAGCGAGTTCGCCCCATCCGACCGGAAGCTTCAGCACATCGCGTTCCGCCACAGCCACTCCGCCGGAACCCGGTTCGGAGGCTGCGGGTTCCGCTGCGATGCCATCCTTCGAACCCGGCGCGAGCAGTCGCAGCACGAGCGGATCGGTCATCGGAACTGGCACCTTCGGCGCGCCATGCCGCGCGACCCACGCCAACTTCCACGCGGTCTCCCGGGACAGCTGCGGACCGTGCACCGCGCGGAAGCCTGCAGCCGCGCGCATCACCAACGGGTGGCGGCGCCAGCGCAGCGCCCACAGCCGGATCTCGGCGAGCGACATACCCGAGGCGGCGTGCCGCGCCCGGTGCATGTACAGCTCGAACGCGCCGACGCCCATCAGGCTGGACAGCGCGAAGACGAGACCGACGATCGGGTCGATGTCGTGCCCGTGGTCGTAGTTGATCGCCGCGGCGACGGCGGCGAACAGGAACGTGCCGAGGCGGTAGATCCGTACCGGGGTTGAGTGGACCGATCGGGCGTAGAGGATCGCGCACAGCCAGCACAGCACTTCGACGAGCACCGCGGCGACGATGGCGCGCGGGGCGTTGACGTGGCTCCACTGGCCGTGCGCCAGGACGTCCAGGAACCAGTCGATCTGGCTGGGGACGGCGGTGCCGAGCGACAGGGCGATCGCGACGATGGTGATGATCAGGCTCGGCCGGTCACCGGGCCGGTGTTCGCGATCGGTGCGGCGCTGGTCGCGTCGTTTGGTGCGTCGTTCGTCGCGGTCGTCGCGCTTCTTCTTGCGGACGGCCATCCTGCCGAGTTGCCAGCGCTGCCAGAACGTGGGCTCGACCTTGGTGGTGGCGTGCTTGCGGATCATCAGGCGGCCCCCGCCCGGTACGGCGCGATCCAGCGATCGATGGTCGACTGCGGAATCCCGGTCTCGGCGGCGAGCTTGCGCTGGGTGTAGTCGTCGCGGGTGAGGAGCTCGGCGGCGACGGCGCCGCCGATGCTCGGGACGGCGTTGCGGTTCTGGCCGAGGCGCCCGAGAAACTGCACGAGTTCGTGGGTGCCCTGGTTCGCGAGGTTGGTGTAGTCGAGCGGGTGGACGGTGCCGCTGGTTCCCGTGGCCGGCCGCTCTTCGGTGTCGGGCTGCATGGCTCGAATAGTGCCAGGTTTGACCCGCGAATGGGTCACGGCTAGCTGGCTTGGAGTAGCGCCAGCGCGGTCGCGGGCAGTGTTCGCAGGCAGCTACCTGCACCTATGCAAACGCAAAGAGTTTACGAAAGTTGACAAACATTGATCGATCATCGGGGTAGCAACGCGTCAACAACCGAACACATGCCCCGAGGAGACCCCCGTGCCCGACATCGAAACCGAGATCGAACCACCCATCTTCGACACCAACGACGAAGATCCAACACCCACAATCGGCATATCAGCCAACGTTTTCGAGGTCGACGGCACATACCGCGGCGGCAACGTCCAGGCCCCCGCAGACGCCGACGACGACACCATCGCCGCACATCTCGTCGCGGCGATCCGCGCCGTCGCAGCCCTGCGAGGACCAGGCCTTGAGTCCGCGCTGGCGCGCCTACTGGTCGACTCGCCATGAAAACTTTCGCTTACTAGACGCCGATCGTCGTGTTAGCGTCAGCGTGCTTCCGGTGCGCAGCCCGCGGTTACTTCACTTTCACTGACAGCCCGCAGGCGACTTGATCACGGAAGCACTCGGCTTCAGGCGCCCGGTGCGCAGAGAACGGTTACTTCGCCTCTTAAGCGGGTGGTCGCGGGTTCGAGTCCCGCCCGCACTTGTGCGGTAGCTCAGTTGGCAGAGCACCTACGTACCGTCCTCGACTTGATCACGGGCCCGCCTGGAGCCGCACAACTTCACAACCTCCCGGTGCGCAGGCGCACGGAACCCTCGTCAGGCTCCCCCGGCAGTCCCCTACCCCTCGTTGGGAACTGCTGCCTTACAGGACCCCATCCGTACGCCGACCTGATCACGGGAGGCCCCCAACTCCAGGGCCTCTGGTCCTTCTGTGGCGTCGGCCTCCCCTTACTGCGAAAGGGTTCGAGGCCCAGTGTCCAAGTTCAACACCGCCACCACCCGCCCCACGCCGGCCTCGCCGGTGATCGGCGAGGCCACCCCGTCCGGTACGACCTTCGAGGGCGGCGACGGATACGCGCGTGACACCAAGTCCGAGCTGTTCCTCCTCGCCGTCGCGAACTTCGTTGGCGAGCCGACCTTCTACGAGCCCGCGGGCGACCGGGACAGCCGGTTCGTGCAGCTCGTCCACGCCGCCACCCTCGACGACCCGGACTGGACCGCCCGGTTCCTCCGCTGGCTCCGCACCGACGGGCACATGCGCAGCGCCGCGATCGTCGGCGCCGCCGAATTCGCCAAGGCCCGCCGCAACGCCGGGCTCGACGGCCTCTCGCGCCAGGTCATCGACTCCGTCCTGCAGCGCGCCGACGAACCCGGCGAAATGCTCGCCTACTGGACAACCCGGCACGGCCGCGCCATCCCGCGCCCCATCAAGCGCGGCGTCGGCGACGCCGTGAAGCGCCTGTACACGCAGCGATCGCTGCTGAAGTGGGACAGCAGCACGAGCCGCGTCCGGTTCGAGGACGTCCTCAACCTCACCCATCCCCCGGCTGATACCGAAGAACAGGCCCAGCTGTACCTGTACCTCCTCGGCTCGCGGTACGGCCGCCGGTCCACGGACGAGCTGCCCGCGCTTGGCATGTTGCGTCGCCACGCCGAGGTCCGCGACCAGGCCGCCACGACACCGGAGATCCTGCTGCAGTCGGACACGTTGCGCGCCGCCGGGTTCACCTGGGAGGCGGCGCTGTCGCTCGCCGGGGGCAGCGTGCCGAAGAAGGACCTGTGGGAGGCGCTGATCCCGTCCATGGGGTACATGGCGCTGCTGCGGAACCTCCGGAACTTCGACGAGGCAGGCGTGTCCGACGAGGTCGCCAAACGAGCGTGTCGGAAGCTGGCTGACCCGGACGAGGTCGCGAAGTCCCGGCAGCTGCCCATGCGGTTCCTGTCCGCCTACCGGGCCGCACCGTCCCTGCGCTGGTCGTGGGCGCTGGAGCGCGCTCTCGCCCTGTCGCTGGCGAACGTCCCGGAGATCAGCGGCCGGACGCTGATCCTCATCGACACCTCCGGGTCGATGGACTCGACGTTCAGCACGGACGGCACGCTGAAGCGCTGGGACGCGGCCGCCGTGTTCGGACTCGCGCTCGGCTTCCGTTGCCAGGGCGCGGACATCGTGTCGTTCTCGAACAGCTACTACGGTGGCGTGGGGTCGATGACGTTCGACCAGCGCCCCGGCGAGTCGCTGCTGACCGCGCTCGGCCGGTGGAAGGACGGCGGGTTCTTCATCGGCGGCGGCACGGACACGGTCGGCGCCGTCACGCGGCACCTGAACGCCAGCCACGACCGCGTCGTCATCCTGACCGACGAACAGCACTCCACGGGCAACGTCGCATCGGCTATTCCGTCCCGGATTCCGCTCTACACATGGAACCTCGCGGGATACCAGCGCGGGCACGCGCCGTCCGGCGGACACTTCCGGCACACCTTCGGCGGGCTGACCGACGCGGCATTCCGGATGATCCCGCTCCTCGAAGCGGGCCGAAACGCCGACTGGCCATTCTGATGGGCTTCGTTGACTGGCTGATCCCCGTGGCTTACCTGGCCACTGCTGCGATCTATGCCCGGTTGAGGCTTCGCAGAATCGCACGCACAACCGAGCTTCTGGACCCGGATGACCCATTCGATCGCGGGATTCTGGGGCTGATCGGGCTCGGTATCGGTCTGGTCTGGCCTGTCGCGATCGTGTGGGACCTCGTGGTCGCGTGGCTCCTGCGCCCGGCAGATGCCGATCAAGCCCGTGTCGAGCGACTTGAAGCAGATCTGGCTGCATGGCGCGCGAAGAGACACGCCGGTAGCGAAGACGAACGTCGTATGGCGAACGACATCGTCGAGTCCTTGCAGGAAGCACTCGCTGCTGAGAGAGGGAGCCGATGACCATGCAGAACGGCCGCATGTACGTCGCTGGCCCGGGTGGCTGGGAAGAGATCGGACGGATCGCCGGATGGACTGCCCTGTCTGTGCCGGTTCCGACCGAGCCGCAGCAGATCCTTTCCGGACTCACCACGCCAGAGGATCTGCTGAGAACCACGGAGCGGCGCGAGCTCTCGGCAGTGGTCGCGATCGACCCCGCTGTCGGTGCCGCGGACCTCCTGGCCCTCTGGTCCGGACAGCGGCCAACCGTGAGCATCGAACGGCGGCTCCGATCCGAACGCGGCGTCCGGCCGCCGACGGGCGCCGGATCGCGAAAGAACCCCGCCAGCCCGTACCCGACCCGAGCCTCGCACGCGCGAGCCCGTGCACATCGCTCCGCGCTCGAACGCCGCGACCGCCGACGGGCGCGGGCAGGATGGCCGCCGCTCGGCCCCTACTCCGCCGTCGTACTCCGCCTCACGATCCCGAACGCGCGCATCACCGCGCACCAGGCAGGACGAGAGGTCGCCTTGGCGTTCAGCAACCTCGCGGGCACGGCGACCGCGGTCGGTGGCTCGATCAGGTCGATCGTCGAGGCCATGGCCGGTGCGCCTCCCCGGTTCCCGAGGGAGGTCGTCGGCGCGGTGGTCGCGCATCCGCCAACAGCCGGGGCGCGGGAGCTCGCGGCCGAGCTGTCGCAATACCGCCAGTGCAGCTGCCGGGCATGCAGCATCCATCAGCGAGCGATGGCGGACGTCGACGACCTGCGGTCGATCCCGTGGACCACCGAGCGGATCCGCACCTATGACCCGCCCGAGACACATCGCGATCGCATCGTGGTCGACGACGAGACCGGACAGAACCGGCTCGACAGCTCTGGCCGCGGTGGCTCGTGGGCGGAGTTCCTGCGGCGGGTCGATGAGTTGATCGACGATCCACCCGAACCGGGACCTGCGTTGCAGGACGGCAACGACCAGCGTTGAGCCTCCCGACCATGATCCAGAACGGAGGCGTCATGCCTGAACCCGCCATCGAAATACTGGCCAGCGGAGCCACGATCATCTACGTCGACGCCGAGCACGACCGCGTCACCCACCTCGACCGGGTTGCGCCCGAGCACCTCGCCGAGCATGGGCGCCGCAGCCTCCGGATCGCCGAAGCGCTCCTCGAGGAAGCGCTCGACAACGTCCGCGACGCCTTGCACCGCCGCGACGTCGACGCACACCGACCGCTCCCCCTCCCGCAGGACAGGTCATGATCCTTCACCCGCTCTTCCACTGGTCCCCCACCGAACGCCGACCCCAGATCCAGCGCCGCGGCCTGGTCCTGCGGTCCCGCCCGGTCGCGCACACCTTCCGCGCGGACTACCTCTGCTTCTCGACGAGCCCGTCGCAGGCGTGGGCGTTGTCGGCTGGCGTGTTCGGCGAGCGCGGGCAGGAGTGGGACTGCTGGCAGATGAGTCTCGACCGGCTGGACGAGGTCGAGGTCCGCGAGTTCTTCGGCAACCGCGTCGAGGAGGTCCGCGTCCGGAACCCGATCCCGAAGTCCCGCCTGTGGTTCGTCGGCAGCCGCGCTGTCCCATTACGAGGGAGGCGCTGGTGAGTAGCACATACCGCATCATCTGCCTGTCACACGACCCCGCCATAGTGCTGGAACAGGAGTACACGGGCCCAGACGGACGCGCCAAGGCTGAGGGTGCAGTGCTCATCGGCTTCGCGGACCACCCCGGCTGTGATCTCCTCATCGGCGCCTACTCCTACCCGCTCGTCGAGATCGGATGCCCGGACCGAAGCGCCGGACATCCAGGCGGCTACCACCCGCACGAAACGAAATGGGTGGACGCAACCTGGATCAAGTTGCTGGCCCTCGCACAGCGCGCACCTGAAGGCAGCCCGGAGCGACAACTCGCCAACCGACCACCGATGCCGGGCTGCTGGCGCCCCGAACGCCTGTACCGGTTGCGCTACGAGCTCGACCTACCGAACGAACCACTCGCCGACCTTGAGTTCGCACCACGAATTCACCAACGCGAGGAAGGAACACGATCATGACCGAACCCGACGAGCAGGTCTGCCGCCAGATCGACGTCGACGGTGAACCGGTCGTCGTCCGCGGCGGGACCGGCGACTTCACCGAGCAAGACCACGAGGCGCTGGCTGCGTTGACCCGCGCCGCCCGCGAGCGATTCGCGCTGGACCCGGCGAAGGCGTTGGTGCAGGACCTGTCGAGCGCGGTCCGGCTCGCCGCGGCCTGCATCCCGGACGGCGACATCGACACCGCGCTCTACGGCACCCGCAACGGCACTGAGGCCCGACGCGACCTGAAGCAGGCAGCGAGCCGATTCCGCGAGTTCGTGCGGCAGCTACCCCGACCGGACGACGACCTCGTCCGGTCCGTTGGCCAAGCGATCCTGGCCGAAGCCAAGAAGTGGCCCGTCCCCGACCCTGCCCGTGCGCCACTAGTGCACGTCGCTCCGATGGGCGCGGACGCCATGGACCTGGGCCGAGCCGCGGTGTCGATGGTCCTCGCGGCGGGATGGCGGCAGGTGCCGGAGTCGATGCCGCCGGAGCTCGCGCTGATCGCCGAGGAGCGGCAGCGGGTCATCGCGTCAGGAAGGACGGCCGAGCACGACGACGAGCACACGGGTGGAGAGCTCGCACGCGCGGCCGCGGTCTACGCCTTGTTCGCCAGCGGCTGTGCGGCTCCGGCGCTGTGGCCGTGGCCGAAGTTGCCGACGCTCGGCAACACGATCGACGAGCTCGTGAAGGCGGGGCAACTGATCGCGGCCGAGATCGCGCGGCTCCAGCGCGCAAGCAGCCATCGCGAACGCCAGGAGCGGCCCCCGGGACCGGAGGACGGCCACCAGTTCCACTTCTCCGTTCAGGTGCAGGGCTCGTACCGGGTCGGCGCTGGCCCCCACGTTGACGCAGCAGAACCGACACCACCCGAGGACGCGTTCCGGCTGACCGTGAGGGCGTGGAACCTCCGGGACGCCTGCCGGGAAGCGGCTCTCATCCCGCTCGTCTTGTGGAAGCACGGATCACCGTCCGGCGACGAGGAAGGACACGGCCGTTGAGGCACTCCAGACCAGAGTTCAAGGCGATCGCCGACCAGCACACGATCCTGCGAACCCAGGTCGGGTCCGGGGTGCACGGCACCGCGATCGCCGGGACCGACGACCGCGACGAGATGGGGATCTGCGTCGAGCCACCCGAGTACGTCATCGGCTTGAAGCCGTTTGAGCAGTACATCTTCCGGTCGGCGACCGAACGCACCGGGGACCCGAACGAGCCCTCGACCGCGGACGACCTCGACCTGGTCGTGTACTCGCTGCGGAAGTGGCTGCGGCTGGCGCTTGCTGGGAACCCGACGGTGCTGATCCCCCTGTTCGTGCCGGACAGCGAGGTCGTCAACACCAGCCCGCTCGGAGCCTGGCTGCGCGCGAACCCGGACCTGATCGTGTCCCGGCTCGCCGGAGAGCGGTTCATCGGCTACCTGCGGTCGCAGCGCACCCGCATGCTCGAAGGGAAGGTCACAGGCCGCGTATCCCGGCCCGCGTTGATCGAACGGTTCGGGTTCGACACGAAGTACGCCGGCCACATGGTGCGGCTCGGTGTGCAAGGGGTCGAACTGTTGGAGACCGGGCGGATCACGCTGCCGATGCCGGAGCCGTGGCTGTCGTGGATCCGGGAGCTCCGACAGGGCCAGCGGACGCAGGCCGAGGCGATCGACGCGGCCGCCGAGCTCGAGGCGCAGCTGCTGCGGCTGCTCGATCACTCCGATCTGCCGACGGTGCCGCAGTGGGAGCGGGCGAACTCGTTCCTGATCGAGGCCTACCAGTCGATCTGGGCCGGGCTAGGGCAGCCGGTGATCTCGTGACCGCGCCGACCGGGCCGCTGGATCCGAAGGCGTTCGGGCGGCGAGTAGCGGAAGCGCGCAAGGCCGCGGGGTTGAGCCAGACCGCGCTCGCCAAGCAGCTGGGCCGGAGCCGGGCCAACATCACGAACATCGAGCGCGGGCACAACCTGACGTCGCTGTCGTTGCTGACCGAGCTGGCCGCGACACTGAAGGTGTCGATCGACTGGCTGGTGTCCGGTGTGATCGTCGAGACGCCGGACGCAGCGCTGCTTCAGCTGCGGAAGATCCGCGCCACCTGGCAAGACCTCGCCGACGGCAACCGCGCGCTGGGCTGGCCGGAACACGCGGACGTCGTGCGCATGCCGCTCGACTTCGTCCGAGATCTCGACACGCTGCTCCCCGCACCTGCTGAAGAGAACTGATCATGAGGTTCTTCACCATCAACTACCGCAAGGACCGCGGCGACCGAAGCGGCACGCTCGTGAACCGCGGCCTGTTCCTGCACCAGACGCCGCGGCTGATCCCGTGGTGCCGCCTGTTCGGGCACCGCCCGGTCGTCGACGGCTACGACAGCACGTACTCGGGGTCGGCCCGCTGGGCATGCTGCGACCGGTGCGGTGTCCGCCCCGATCCTCAGGGGCGGCTCGACGGCGACCTGGTGCTCGGGCAGAGCTACAGCGGACCGTACGGTCCGCCGAGCCCCGCGAAGAACGAGAAGCGCGCCGCGCCGATGCCGGAATGCGCCCGGAGCCTGCCGGGGCCGTGGCCCTCGAATCCGACCGGCGAGGTTGGCGGGCAGCTCGTTGTCGGACGCCAGATCAACGCGTTCTCCGCCGAGTTCACGGTTGGATGCTCCGGGTCCGAGAACACCCTGTCGGCGCACCTGACTATCAGCCCGCTGTTCGGGCTGTACCTCCACACCGACGGCCACGGCCAGTGGCTCCAGCGGCGGCTGAACTCGGTCGGGTACGACGACCGCGTCACCGGCGTCTCGTTCGGCGATCGCCACCTCCGCTGGCGGGCGTGGGCCAAGGAGAACGAGCACTCGGCCGACACGCCGCGCTGGCGCGACGGCTCGTTCAACCTCGACGTCCTCGACCGCTGGCTCGGCCCGGCGAGGTACAGCTACGAGGACGTCCAAACCGTTACCGGGCTGCTGCGGCTCCCGCACGGCGACGAGCACCTGCTCACCCTCACGCTGAAGCGGCAGAAGTACGGGCGGACCCGCGGCCGGAAGACATCGAAGTGGATCGTGGGGTGGGAGTGCCGCGACGGGATCCCCTACCGCGCGGACGACAGGTCGGTCATGTCGGCCGCAGTCAACGTCCGAGACGAAGCCGTCGAGGACCACGGCTGGCCGGCGGAAGCCCTCGCGGCGATCGCCGAGAAGGTCACACGGGACCGGACGCGCTACGGCTTCGGCCCCATCCCCGACATGCTCGTCCCCGGCGCCTGACCTCCCACCACTTGCCGGTCTCGAACACGTGTTCTAGCGTGCTGGGTGCAGGAGACCGCCCGCCCGGGTCTCCGACCAGCCCGCAGCACCAGGAGCAGCCATGCCCGACCAGCAGCAGCCCACCGTGTGGAAGATCGCGATCCGCGACGAGATCCGCGCCCGCATGGCCACCTACCCCACTCCCTCGTGGGCGCAGACCGAAGAGGAAAAGGACTGGGTACTCGAACACCTTCTGCACCGACCACGCGAGGACTACGTCGTCGAAGCAGTACCAGGCCCGATCCTGGACGCCATCCCGCGCGAGCAAGACCGGTTCGCCCGGGTTCGAAAGCAGCTGTGGCGCGAAGATTTTCAACGACGCTTCCCAGGACGTCCGTTACCAGCGAAGTTGCTGAGCGAGGATCTCTGACGAAGGCTCGTCAGCTCTCGACCTTCGCCCAGGTCGGTCGAGTCTCCAAGGTGCTCGCCGGGATCATCGCCTTCCGCAACTCGGCATCCACCGCACGTCGGTACCAGACCTCTTCACCGAGCACGAACCAGCGCTCGCCTCGATCCCGCTCCGGATCCTCCGCCGCAACGCAGTAGGCGTATGCAGTGGCATTGGTCAGATCCGGAACTTCAGGCGCGGTCATCGCAGGGTCACTTTCAGATCGGAGCATCGAAGCCCCTGCATCGTGTCACGGGTGCCCGCCGAGTCGGTGTAACGCCCCACTAAGCCGTGGCGACGTTGCCGGGAGACGTCGAAGGAGTACCTCGTGACCCGTCCCCAAGCGCCGCTCGGAGTTCTCGCCCTGCGGCTGACCATCCCGTTCGCCGTGGTCGTCGCCTACTGGCTGTTCCGGCTCCCGCGCCTGACCGGCGAGCACGCCGGCGACGGTGCCAGCGCGGTCGAGTGGGTGCTCGCGATCGCCGGGACCCTCGTCGCGATCGGTGTGATGGTCGACGCGGGCTGGAAGCTGTTCAACAGGCTCGCACCACACCCCGACGACGAGGACCTGATCGACGAACCGGACGAGCCCAAGCACCGTCGCGCAAGCTAGCGCTTCAAGCGGTCGCCGCCTGTCGGTCCAGGACGGCTAGGACATCCGCTAGTCGGTACCGGCCGTCCGATCGCGCGGTGATCTGCCCGCGGTACCGCCACTTCCGTACACGGCCCGCCCGGACCGGCGTGCCCCACGTGCGGGTCTCGCTCTCGATCTCCCCCGGTGTCAGCCATGTCGTCTCGACGTACCGACGCGCTTCGGCGACCGCGTCGGCCCGGTTCAGCCACTCCCCGCAGGTGCCGCACTGCGCTGACACCCGATCGAACTCGCAGCTGACCGGAGAGTTGCAGCACGGGCACAAGCCGAGCGGCACGTGCGGCGGCTGCTCGACCATGTTCCAGGCGCGCTCTTCGAGCTGGTAGGCGTAGTCGGAGCCGGTCCATCGCCACCGCGAGAGTTCTTGCTGGAGTTCGAGCGCGTCGAGGTTGATCGGCGGGGCGCTGGAGAACCCGGATTTGGTGCCGATTGCGCCGGGGTGGCGGGTGACGGCCTGGCGAGCGACGACGTGGCCGAGGAGGTGGAGGATGTTGGTCATTCGGCTGCTCCTCTTCCGGCTGCCAGGGGATCTTGTGGCCAGGGTAACCGCGGGTGATCGATTCGGGATTGTTTACGCGTGCTCGTGCCGTGGTCGCGGTGGCGGTGTGGACGTTAGTCCAGGTGAGGTAGGTTTTTGCGGCAATCGGCTTGTGGCAATCGCTCACCGTTATTGAACAGATGTTTGCGTGACCTTTCGTGATCGCTTATGTTCCAAGGCGGGGGCCGATCTGTGTCTTGTGGACGTTCGGCTTCTGGGATCTTGGGGGCCTGGCGGCCCGGTTGAGCACGGCTGGCGACTGTCACGAGCGCCTTTCCGCACGGGTCGTGTTCCCGGGTCGCTGTGGTGGGAGGTGGGTGTTGTGGCGGATGTGCCGCAGTCCCGCTCGAATCCGGCGGAGTTGGCCGAGAAGCGCGCGGCCGCGTACCGGTTGAAGCTGCGCGGCCTGTCCGATCGGGCGGCCGGCGCCGAGTTGGGCGTGAGCCACACGACGATCCAGAACTGGACGCGGCAGGAAGCCGACGAGATCGTGCTGCCGCTGGCCGTGGAGCTGCGGAAGGTGCAGCTGGAGCGGCTGGGTGAGATGCGGCAGGCCGCGCTTGAGGTGCTGGAGCGATTTCACTACACGGTGTCGCACGGGAAGGTCATCTGCGACTCGGATGGAGTGCCGCTTGAGGATGACGGGCCGCGGCTGCAGGCGGTTGATCGATTGCTGCGGATCGAGGAGCGGATCGCGAAGCTGATGGGCTTGGACGCGCCGACGCGGGCGGAGATCGAGGCGCGTGTGGAGCCGCAGCCGGTGGAGTTGCAGGCGATGCTCGCGCGGGTCCGGGAGCAGGTGGAGCAGGACGAGGCGACGCTACGGGGGTGATCCTGGTGGCTTTCGCGATGCCGGCGAAGTTGAAGGCGTACTGGCTGGGTGAGGGGCTTGCGCGGTGGGCGTCGACGGCGACGCCGTACAGGTCGTTGCTGGCGGCGTTGCGGTCGGAGGGTGTGCCAGGGCACATGGTGCACGGTGCGGCGGCGAACCTGTATCACGCGCATTTTGGGCGGTGGCCTGGTCGGCATGAGGGTGCGGAGCCGGGGCCGTGGGACTCGATCGCGGATCGGCATGCGAAGGCGAGGGGGCGGAAGTGAGCGAGCCGAGGTTGTTCCACCTGCAGCGCGATGTGGACGTGACGGGCGCGTCGGGTACTGGCCGGGTGGCGGATGGGGTGCGGTGGCCGGACGGGACGGCGAACGTGCACTGGCGTGGGCCGAGGTCGTCGAACGTGTTCTGGCGAAGCCTGGCCGATCTGGTTGAGGTGCATGGCCACGGCGGCGCGACGCGGGTGGTCTGGGACGACGACGGCTCCGAGGTGTCGTGATGGTGTATGCGGTGGCGATCGCGGCTGGGCTGCTGATGATGACGGGCGCGCTGGGGGCGCGGAAGGACGGGCAGCGGATCGCGGCGCTGATCTTGGCGGCGGTCGCGTTTGGTACGGCGGTGCTGGCTGGGCTCGGCGTGCTGGACTGACAACTTTTCTCGAGGGGGCGGCGTGAGGATCTTCGGCGCGCTCGCGGACACGCAGGGCTGTGGCTGGTACCGGATGATCATGCCGTTTACGGAGGTGGCGCGCCGGAATCCGGGTTGGCGGCTGTTCCTTGACGGGCTGATGCCGGACCGGGTGGATGGGATCGACGTGCTGGTCGCGCAGCGCACCTGCTTGCCGGAGGCCTCGGTGACCTTCCAGCGGCACTGCCGCGAGGACCAGGTCCTGACGGTGCTGGAGCTCGACGACGACCTGTGGTCGCTGGATCCGGCGAATCGGGCGGCGGTGAAGTTCTACACGCCGGAGCTGCTGGCGAACCTGCGCCGGAACGTGGAGCTCGCGGACCTGGTTACGACGACGACGGAGCGGCTTGCCGAGGTGCTGCGGCAGATGAATCCGAACGTGGTCGTGCTGCCGAACATGATCCCGAAGTGGCTGTTGCACCACGACCGGCCGGTTACGAACGGGCGCGTCACGATCGGCTGGGCGGGCGGCCCAGGGCATGCGAGGGATTTCGGCGAGATGGCCGCGCCGCTGCGACGGCTGCTGCAGCACCCGCAGTATCGGGACGAGACCGAGTTCCACATGATCGGCGGCCCGGACTGGACGGCCCGGGTCTCATCGGCGCGATCGACGACGCGGCACACCGGATGGTTCCCGCAGGTCGAGGACCTGTACCAGGCGATCGACTTCGATGTCGGGTTGGCGCCGCTTCGCCCGACGCCGTTCAACACGGCGAAGAGCGACGTGAAGCTCTTGGAGTACGCGGCCCTCGGCATCCCAGCGATCGTGTCGGACACCGGTCCGTATCAGCGCGCCGAAGCGGCTGGAGCGCCGGCACTGCTGTGCCGTACCGCGCGCGACTGGACCGCCGCGCTCGAGACGCTCGTCCACGACGTCGAGGCACGCGGGCGGCTGGGCAAGGAAGCACGCGAGTGGGCGGCGTCCCGCTCGATCGAGACCAACGCGCATCTGTGGGAATCCGCCTACAGCGCGAAGTGAAGTAAGGGAGTCAGGTCCCATGAGCAATCTGGTCGAACATGCTCGCCGCGAGCTCAAGCTGCTCGGGGAAGACCCGGGCTACGCCCAGTCCATCGTGGCCGCGGTAGCCGCGTTCGCGTCCTACGGCGGGCACAGCGGTGCCTCGGCGGAGATCGCGCGGCACCAGCTGCACACGCTGCTGGCGTTCGGCAACCTCACGCCGCTGACCAACGCGCCGGACGAGTGGCACAACGTCACCGACGAGGGCGGCGGCAGCACGACACCGCTGTGGCAGAACCGCCGGAACAGCGCGTGCTTCTCGAACGACGGCGGCAAAACCTACTGGTCGGTCAACGACCCGAGGGACGACGACGGCGAGCTGCCGCGCTACACGTCCTCGTCGGCGAGCAAGGAGGTGTCGTCGTGATCTACGCACTGAGTGACCTTTCCGCCGACGAGCGCTCGGTGCTGGCCCGGACGGCACGCGCGGAGGCCGAGTCCGCCGAGTTCTCGGCTGACTCGGATGCGGCGGCGCGCTGGGAGGAGATCGCCGTCTCGCTCGAGAACGGCGGCAAGGAGCCGCACAGCGTTGAGCCCGGGAAGTACACGCCGCTGGACGGTGGCCCGCGATGACGGACTACACGCCGCGTGCTGCATCCTCCCTCCTCTCCAGCGCTCTCGCGCGCCTCGACGTGGTTCAGCCTGAAGGGCTTCGCGACCCGGTGCGGGACATCCTGCGGGCGGGCATCGAAGTCTGTGTGTCGTCGCGGTCGCTGCTCGGGAAACCGATCCAGTACACGATCGACCTGGCGCGGGCGATCATCGACGCACCGATAAACACGGAGACGCGCCAGTCCGTGCCGCTCGACGGCGGCAAGCAGTGAACCTCGCAGTGATCGTGCCGTGGGGCACCGACAACGGGCCCCGCGAGCAGGTGTGGAACTTCCTGCGACCGCGATGGGAGGCGACCGGGCTGGACCTGATCGTTGCTGCCGATCCGCTGTTCGGAACGCTGCGGTATCCGGAGCACTTCACCTCGGACGTTCCTGATGTGGAGTGGACGGACGAGCGGCGACCGTTTTCGGTGGCGCGGGCGATCAACCGCGCGGTCCGGCTCGCTCCCCCAGGGTACGACGCGTTTGTGCTGTTCGGCGCCGACCATGTCCCGGACGCGGCCGTGCTTGAGCACGCGGAGGCGATGCTCGGCCAGCACGAGTGGTTGCCGCTGTACCGCCGGATCGCGTACGCCTCGGAGCAGTCCACCGCCGACTGGCTCTGCACGAACCCGGTCGACCTGATCGGCACCTGGGTTGAGGAACCGCAGTTCTGTCCCGGCGTCCTTGCGGTCCGGCGGGAGCTGTTCGAGCGAGTCGGCGGCATGGACGAGCGCTATGAGGGCTGGGGCTACGAGGACAACGCCCTCTACGACTCGCTCCGTCGGGCGGCCATGCCCGGTCCGGTGACCAACGCGGTGTTGCGTGAGCTATGGCATCCGCGGGACCACCGGGATCTGGACAGCCCGAACCGCGCGCTCTACCTCGGAGGCTCGCGTGGCTGAGTACCGGCTGTTCGATCCAGCGGATCCGCCGGCGTGGCTGGATCCGGAGTGGTGGCGGGACACCCCGAACTGCGATCACCTCGGGCATCCAGCCGGGGTGCATCGTGCGCGGCTGGAGCACGTCGCGCGGCTGGCCGCCGACGTTGCCAGGCGGGAGCAGCTCGACTGGATCACCGACATCGGCGCGGGTGACGGTGCCCTGCTGTCGCTGCTTCCTGCCGCGTTGCGGCGCAAGGCCTGCGGTTTCGAGATCATCACGAACTCGGTGAAGGTCGCGACCGAGGTTCGTGGTGTCGAGGTTCGGCAAGCGAACGTCCTGGTCGACGAGATCGCATGGGGCGCGCCGACGAACCTGGTGATCGCGACCGAGGTGCTGGAGCACCTGGCGGATCCGCACGGGTTCATGCGGGACGTGCTGGCCCGGAACGCGGACTGGCTGATCGTCAGTTCGCCGTGGCGGGAGACGGCTGACTATCACGAGGACAACCACGCGTGGGCGTGGGACCGCGTCGGCTACCGGGCGCTGGTTGAGCAGGGCGGGTTTGAGGTCGTGGAGCACGTCGATGTCGAGTGGTCGCAAGTGATTACAGCAAAGGCGGTGAGGTCGTGACCGATCCGGAGATCACGGTCGTCATCCCGACGATCCCGCCGCGCAAAGCGCTGCTGCAGCGCGCTCTCGACTCGGTACAGGCGCAGACCTTGCGCCCAGTCGATGTTCTCGTGCCAACGGACGCCAGCCGCTGCGGTGCGGCGGCGACTCGTCAACTCGGCCTGGAGCACGTCAAAAGTGACTGGGTGGCGTTCCTCGACGACGACGACGAGATGGCGCCGTTCCACCTGCGGACGCTCGCGGCCGCTGTGAAGATCTTCGATGCGGACTACGTGTTCTCCTACTTCATGATCAAGGACGGGACTGGGCGAGAACGCCCGGAGATCGACCCGCTCGGCCACTTCGGGCGGGCCTTCGACCCGGACTCGCCGACGCAGACCACGATCACGATCCTCGTGCGGACCGAGCTTGCGCAGGCAGTCGGGTTCCGGGAGCCGCCGCCCGGCGCGCTGATCAACGGCGAGACGTACGGCGAGGACTTCCAGTTCACCGTCGAGTGTGTGAAGGCGGGCGCGAAGGTCGTCCACGTCCCCCGGCGGACCTGGTGGTGGCATCACCACGCGGGGAACACGAGTGGCCGCCCTGACCGCTGGTGATGTACACAAACCCCTGGCTGGCGGAAGGGTTGTGTAAACTGGCTGCTGATCGATCGGCGAGTCGAAGGGAGCACACATGGTCGATTCGGCCCAGCTGCTTCCTGTTGCTCAGGCGGCGCAGCTTCTGAAGGTCTCGCGGGAGCGCGTCCGTGAGCTCGTGCACGGCGGCAGGCTCGACGCGATCCGGATCGGCCGTGAACTGCTGATCGACGCCCGGTCGGTCGAGCACCGGAAGAGCGTCGTGATGCCCTCCCCCGGGCGGCCGCTGTCCGCGCGGATGGCTTGGGGGTTCCTGTGGTCGCTGAGCGGCCATCAGCCGTCGTGGCTCGCGCCGTCCGAGCGGGTCCGGCTCAAGCGCTACGCACGGGAGCATGAGCCCGCTCGATGGCCGCGGCTGCTGTCCGGCCGCGCGCGGGTGTACCGCGCGCGGATGCTGCCCGGACCTCTCGCACGGCTGCGGGAAGACCCGCACGCTGTCGTCAGCGGGCCCGCCGCCGCGGGGTACTACGGTGCCGACCTGATAGCGGGTAGCGGAGACGAGGAGCTCTATGTCGAGGCCACCCGGTTCGACGAGCTCGTCCGCTCGCGACGGATCCGGCTGGACAGCGCCGCGCCCAACGTGGTGATCCGCGTTCCTGCCCTGCCCGACGTTCTGCGGCCGGCGGGATCGACTGGCTACGCGGTCCCGGCGGCAGTCGCGGCGGACCTGCTTGACGTCGGAGATGAACGTTCCGTCCGTGCCGCGCAGCAGCTTCTCCCCGGCTGAGGGCCGTGTCCGAGTCAGGTTGGTGATCGCCGGGTCGGTGCCGTGCAGGTGGTGACGAAGTGTTCGATCTCGACGCCTACCTCGCCGACCTCCCCGGCGACCTGCTGCATCTTGCCGAGGGACGGAAGCTGCTGACTCGGCTGGACCCGCTGCTGTTCGCGCTCGTGTACCTGCCGCACCACCTGCGCGGTGAAGAGACCGGCGACGAGATCTCCTTCGCCAGCGCGCACCTGGAGTGGTGCGAGCTGGCGAAGCGGTACGTCCGGCCGATCTCCAGCACCGAGCCGGGCGAGCTCCGGGACGCGATCATCGCTCCGCGCGGGCTCGGGAAGTCCACGTGGTGGTTCCTGATCATCCCGCTGTGGTTGGCCGCGCACGGGCATCGGAAGTTCGTCGCGGCGTTCGCGGCGTCCGGCACGCAGGCCGAGCAGCACCTGCAGACCTTCAAGGGCGAGCTGGAGACCAACGAGCTCATCCGGAACGACTTCCCCGACCTGTGCGCACCGGCACGCCGGCCGCGCGGGACGACGATGGCGGACACGCAGAACCTGTACATCGCGACGTCCGGGTTCGTGTTCTCCGCCCGCGGTATCGACTCCGAAGTGCTCGGCCTGAAGATCGGCAATCGGCGGCCGGACCACATCGTCCTGGACGACATCGAAGGCACCGAAGGCAACTACTCGGTGACCCAGAAGGAACACCGCTTGGCGACGATGCTCTCGGGCATCCTGCCGATGAACAACAAGGCGTCGGTGACGCTGGCCGGGACGGTCGCGATGCCGGGCGCGATCGTCGACGACATCGCAGCGAAGCAGCGCGGCGAGGAATCGCCCGAGTGGGTCAAGGGCGCGCAGTTCGTCGCCCGCTACTACGACATCATCCAGGTCGACGCCGACGGCGTGGAGCACAGCCTCTGGCCTGAGCGCTGGTCGATGGTGTGGATCAACCAGGTCCGCGGCGCTCGCTGGTTCGCATCGCAAATGCGGAACGACCCGATGGCCGCCGACAGCGCGTTCTGGTCCGGTGAGGACTTCGTCATCCGGACAGATCTGCCGCTGACGCACCACGTACTCGCGATCGACCCCGCGGTCACAACGAAGGCCAAGAGCGACTTCACCGCGCTGGCGGTCGTCGGCTACAGCCGCCCAGCGGACGCGTGCCTGATCCGGGACGCCTGGCAAGTCAAGATCCCGCCCGGCGAGAAGCTTCGCGCACGAGTGCTACAAATCCTCGACGCGTACCCGGAGATCGCGGGCGTGGTCGTAGAGACGAACCAGGGCGGCGACACATGGCTCGCGATCCTGCATGACCTGCCGGTGAAGGTCCGGACCGTGCACCACGACGAGCACAAGGAAGTCCGCGCTGGGTCACTGCTGGCGAAGTACCAGCGCAGCCGCGTCTTCCACGAGAAGCGGCTGCACCAGGCCGAGGCGCAGATGATCCGGTTCCCGCTCGGCGCGCACGACGACCTCGTCGATGCGATCGGTACCGGGGTCGAGGTGTTCCTGAAGAGCGACAAGCAGCTACCCGGCGCCGGCGCGCGGGAGGCCGCCGCGTAGAGAGGGGCTGGTGTGAGCGACCTTCAGGACGGCCTCAATGAGATGGCCAAGGCGGAGCCTGGCTACGGCAAGGCGGTGGCCTATTCAGACGGTCCGGTGACCGAGGTGTTCGCGTCGCGGCGGATCCGCCGGTTGCTGCGAGACAAAGGCATCTCGTTCCAGACGGTACTCGGCGACGTCGTGATCGATGCGGTAGCGGACAAGCTGCGGATCGAGTCCATCACCGCGGACAGCGACGCGCGGACGAAGATGCTCGCCGACGTCGACGAGGACAACAAGATGGCCCTGCTCCGCCCTGCGGTCATGCGGCGGGCGCTCCAGCTCGGCGACTCGTACCTCATGCCGTGGCCGGTCATGGACGAGGACGGCGAGCCGGTCCCCGGGAAGGTCCGCATCTCGGTGCACGACGCCCGGAACATGCGGGTGATCTACGACGACGAGGAACCGGAGCAGCCGAAGTTCGCGATCCAGAAGTGGCAGATCGACACCACCGAGGGCAAGCGGGTCCGGATCGATCTGTTGTACAAGGACAAGCTGCGGCACTTCATCTCGAAGACCGCGAAGGGCGAGCGCGCCGCGGACTTCATGCCGTACGAGGCGGATGGTCGCGAAGCCGAGGAGGACAATCCGTACGGCCAGCTGCCGGTGTTCCACTTCCATGGCACCGGGCTACCGGGCGAGTACGGGAAGCCGGAGCACAGGTCGTTTTACGGCACGCAGGACAAGTTGATCAAGTTGACCAGCTCGGACATGGCCGGGGTCGACTTCGCGTTCCTGCCACAGCGCGTGGCGCTGCGGGAGGCGGGCGCGAAGGCGAGCTCGCCGGCCGAGCTGGATGAGGACGAGTTCTTGTCCTCTCCGGACGGTCAGCGGACGAAGACCCGCGATGGGCAGCAGGTTTCGACGCTGTCGTCCGAGCCCGGGTCGATCTGGGACCTGATCGGCTACAAGGACGTCAAGCAGCTCGACCCCGCCGATCCGGACGTGATCCTCAAGCGGCGCGCCGAGTATCTGCGCGAGGGCGCGGTGGCCTCGAAGACGCCGCTGCACCTGTTCGACCGGACAGGGCAGATCCCGTCCGGCGTCGCGCTGACGACGGCGAACGAGCCACTCGACAACAAGTCCACGTCACGTCGAACGTTCTTCGACTCGACGTGGCGTGCCTTCTACGCGTTCGTGCTGAAGATCCTCGGCGAGCCGGGCGCGGTCGTGACGATCGCGTGGGCTCCGATCGAGTCGACCGACGAGACCACGAAGCTGGCCCAGGCCAAGCAGAAGCAGGAGATCGGTGTCGAGTTCGTGCAAACGCTGACGGAGCTCGGCTACAAGGCCGAGGACGTGAAGCGCTGGCTCGAAGACGGCGACGGCGGCCTGCCACAGAAGGTCGCGCTGCTCGCGCAGCTGGGCCAGGCCGTGTCCGCGTTCTCGACTGCGGTCAGCAGCGGCGTCATGGACGGATCCGTTGTGCAGCAGGTGATCGGCAAGGTGATGGGGGACATCGATGACCAGTCCCCCGCCCCAGCCTGATCAAGTCGCCGCGCACGATGCCGCCGCGCTCGCCGCCGAGGCCGCGGCTGTCGCGGCGGTTGTTGCCACCGTCGAGGCCGCGTTCGCGGCGGTCTGGCGGTGGCTGCTCGCTCGGTGGGCGCGGGTGTTCGGGCCGCCGGAAACGGTCGGCGAGGGTGATCCTCTGCGGGATCTCCTCGACGACGTGGCGGGCCGGATCGCAGCGATCGACGTGGATCGTGTCGAGAAACTGCTCGACGGCGCGCGGCAGGCACGGAAGCTCGGGATTGAGCAGGGCGCCAGCGAAGCAGACATCGACTCCGACGGGGCGCCGCTCGACATCGACCCCGCCACACCGGAAGCGATCCAGCACGGCGTCGAGCACGCGAAGGAGAAGCTGCGGCGCACCGCCGATGAGCTTGGCCGGGTCGAGAAGGCGAACCTTCAGGCGGTGCTCGACCGCGCGGCGATCGGTCGGCAGGCCGTACCGGTGCTGACGCGGACCGCGCGGACGACGTTCAACGCCGAGCTCAACGGCGGCATCCTCGCGGCCGCGATCGCCGCCGGCGCGCAGGTCCTGTGGATCGCCGAGCGGGATGCCTGCTTGGCGTGCACGGCGCTGTCCGGCCATCTGGTCGTGCCAGGCCAGGCATTCCCCGATGGCACGCAGTTCGGCCGGAAGCGAGGGGCGTTCGCACCCGTAACGGCGCCCCCGCTGCATCCGCACTGCCGGTGCCGGATCTCGCCATGGCGAGGACACGACGCGACTGGAGCGGCCCGTTCCGCCGCCCTCGACTGGTCTGCGGCGATCGCGGACGCACGGCAACGCGGCGACCAGGCTGCGGCACGCGGCGCTCGCCGCGGAGCGACAGCTGCGGCGAAGTCCGGATCGACCGGATATCCGGAGGCGCTACGACGCGAGGCCGAGCGCGCGGTCCTGCGCGGGGACTCGGCCTTCGACACGGAAGGCGCGCGGCTCGGCGCCGCGGACCGGTTGCTGATGCGGATCGGCACCGTCACGAACTCGCGTTCCCCGTCCGGCTGGCAAGTCCCGGCGGCGGTGAGGGCGAAAACCCGGGCTGCGGTTCGCCGCGGCTCATTCAGCAGGTAGCCCGCGATGGGCTGATCAGTCAGGAGGACGCCTAGATGGCGATCAAGATGCTCAATTCCAGGTTCGCGCGCATGGCGCGGGACGCAGGCGACGACACCGGCGACGGTACCGGTGGTGGCGGCTCGGCAGGTGAGGAAGGCACCGAGCAGCGCGGCACCACCGGTACCGACGACGGTGGCGACGAAGGCGACGACACCGGCGATGACTCGGACGGCGGCGACGAAGGCGACGAGGAGAACCCCAAGCCGAAGCCGTCCGCAAAGGCCTGGAAGCCGCCGACGCAGACCGAGTGGGAAGCCACGCAGGCAAAGCTCCGCAATGTCAACGCCGAGTCCGCGAAGCGCCGCACCGAGCTCAAGTCGCTCAAGCAGAAGTACGAGACCGACACCGAGCGCGCCGAACGCGAAACCGAGGAGCGCGTCGCCGCCCGCTACAAGCCGACCGCCATCAAGGCCAGCGCCCGCTCGGCGCTCCTCGAGGCGAACGCCAAGCCGGAACGCATCGGCGCGCTGGCCGGACTGCTGAAGATGGACGACCTCGACATCAACGAGGACGGCGAAGTGACCGGTCTCGACGCCGAGGTTGTTCGTGTAGCCAAGGAGTACCCCGAGTTCTTCCTCTCCGAACAAGAGGAGAAGCCGGCGCCGAAGACCAAGCCCGGCAAGGTCACGGCGATCGGAAAGCCCGCTCCCCCCAAGGAGAAGGCGCCCTGGGACTTGATCGCCGAACGCATCAACGGCTGAGTCCATCCACGAACTCCCAGTTCTGGACCTGGTGGGAGCTCGCTGGGAGTTCGACCACTTCCAGGTCCGTGCCAGCCCGAGATGGGCATCTGCCGCAGCCCGTGAGGGACACCGCGGCGTCCCTGATCATCCACAAGCGAAAGCGAGGCAGCGATGGCTGTCGCATTCACGGGTGCGGGCTGGATCCCGATCGAGACCAACCCCGAGGTCATCCACAAGGTCAAGCAGGCGTCGGCGGTCGAAATGTTCGGTCACCACGTCCCGATGGGCAGCAACACGAAGTACACGCCGCGATCCGGTGGCGTGCACCTGTCGCGCTGGGCCCGGTCCAGCCCGGCGCCGGCGGACAACTCGCCGTCCGACTCGGTGCTGCTCAACAGCGACAAGATCGGCGGCAAGGTCACGATCGCCGAAGAGGACATGTCCGACTCCGCGGCGGACATCGTCAAGGCGAAGTCGCTCGACGCGGGCAGCAGCTACGGCAAGCTGTTCGACAACATCTGCCTGGGCATCACGGTCGCGAAGGCCACGTCCGGCTGGGGTTTCGACAGCCTGTACTACCTGCTCACCCAGAACGACACGGTGACCGGCTACACCGGCAACTCGAACCTGACTCTGTCCGGTTCGGGCGGCATCACCTACGACCTGCTCAACGCGGCGCTGGGCAAGTACGAGCAGGGCGATTTCTTCGACCCGGCCGAGACGGTCGTCATCGCGCACCCCGCGTTCAAGCAGGCCCTGCGCGGGATCAAGGACAACAACGGCTCGCCGATCTTCAACGAGTCGAGCAACGGCAGCCCGGGTGGCGGCCAGGGTTCGACGATCGAGATCTTCGGGCACGCGGCGCAGTGGTCGATGGGCGCCAAGACCTCGTCCACGGGGTCGGACTCCCCCACCGGCAACCCGTTCATCGTCTTCGGCAACCGGCAGTTCCTTCAGGTCGGTGACCGGAACCCGCTCGCGGTGAACTTCCAGGACGCCGAGAGCGGCATCGGGGTCGACACCGACGAGAACGTGCTCTACTTCCGGGCCCGCAAGGCGTTCGCGCCGGGCGCACCGGCCGCATTCTCGATGCTGGTGGCCGGCTGATCCGACGAGCAGCGACGGGCCGCGCGACGTCACGTCGCGCGGCCCCTTGCCGGAGGGAGCCAGCATGGTCGACACCTGGGCCACCGTCGCCGACGTCCTCAACTACACAGGGAAGACAGTCGACGGAACCGCCGTCACGATGGCGCAAGCCAACATCGATCTGGTGGCCGGGAGGCTGCCAGCAGACGCCGAGCGAATCGGTGCCCGCGATCAGCACTGGCTGAAGCTCGCCGTGGCGTACCAGGCGGCCTGGCTACCCGCGCAGCCGGACGCGTTCGAGCGGCTCGACGTGACGTCGACCGGCCAATCCAGCGCGTCCGGCGATGACGAATGGCTGGTCCTCGCGCCGTTCGCGAAGTGGGCGCTGAAGCGGGTGTCCTGGCTGAAGTCCCAATCACTGCGCGTAAAGACGGCCTACGAGGACTCCGATGTGGCACAGGTCGTCTACGGCGACGACGGCGACCCCGGCACCTGGACCCCGATCGGAGGCTGACGTGTGGGTGCTCGCGACCTGCCGCGGCAGCATCTTCCGAGGCACCGTCCCAGATCCCGCGTACGGGGACCCGGTGCCGAACAACACCACTCCCATCCAAACCGGCGTCCTGGCGGCGATCGAGGAGCGGAACTCCCGTGTCTGGGATCCGGCGACACAGACCCCTCGTGTCGTGCGCGTGGTCAAGGGCACGGTTCCGTCCACAACGGACATCCAGACCGGTGATCGGTTCCGGGACGACACGAACAACGTCTTGTACCTGGTGCAGAACGTGACCAGGCCGCGAGAAGCAGGCCGGTCACCAGACGTCGTGCTCGACCTGAAACGAATCGGTGACGACGGGGGGTAAGCCATGGAGTACCGCTCCGAGCCCGGCTGGCACGACAAGCTCGACGCCGGCCACACACGCAAGTGGTTCGAGGACCTGGTGCTCGAGGTGGGCTTGGATGCCGAGCGCGGCGCGCCTGTGGATACCGGTCGTCTGGCGAGGTCTATCGAGGTCGATGTGAACGGTGACGTCGGTCGGATCGGTAGCCCGTTGGAGTACGCGCCGTATGTCGAGGACGGGCACCGGGTCGCGTACAAGGACCCGCGTACTGGGGACACCGTTTTCACCGGCGACGTGGTGCCGCCGCAGCCCTACCTTCGCCCCGCGCTGTACCGGCGTCGCGGCTAGCACTCGAAGGGAAATCAGTCATGGCAGAAGGGTTTTCGGTCGCGGCGGCGAACACCCACCTGGACAACCAGGTGACCGCGTACCCCTACTTCAAGCTGCACATCGGCGCGCCCGGCCCGAACGGGACCGCGAACGCCGCGACCGAGACGACGCGGAAGAACCCGGCGTTCGCGGCGGCGTCCGGTGCTTCGAAGGCGTCCAGCGCGGACGCGGTGTGGACGGGCGTGTCCGGGTCTGAGGACTACCAGTTCTGGTCGCAGTGGTCCGCGGCGTCAGGCGGGAACTTCGGCGGCTCCGGCTCGGTCACCGCGAACGCGGTCACCGCCGGGGACACGTTCACGATCCCGGCGGGCCAACTCGTCCTCACCGTGCCGGTGGCCAGCTGACCAGTTGCCCGATGCGGCCGCAGAGGGGGTGACTCGTGGCCAGCTTCACGGACGATTTCAACAGGGCCGATTCCAGCGACCTTGGCGCCGGGTGGGTCGAGGTGTCCGGCGACTGGTCGATCGTGTCGAACCAGCTGTCGCCGGGCGCGCTGGGCGGGACGATCATCCTGCGCGCTTCGGCGGCGATGGCGTCGAACGACAACTCGGCGCAGGTGACGATCGCCGCGACCACGGCGGCGAGCCAGGGCATCTGGTGCCGTGGCAACGCGAACATCTCCAACGGCTACCTGTGGCGCAACAACGGATCCAGCTGGGACCTGTTCGCCGTCGTGGGCGGCAGCTTCGCCATGATCGGTACCTACGCGGCCGCCGCCGCACCAGGGGACGTGGCGAAAGTTCAGGCGGTCGGAAGCACCATCAAGGCTTTCGTGAACGGGATCGAGCGCGTCTCGGTCACCGACACCAGCGTCGCCACTGGAACCAGCGTCGGTCTCCGGTCGGAGTCGGCCGGGGCGCTGCGCTACGACAACTTCATCAGCGCCGATGTCACGACGGTCGTGACCGGCACCGCCGCCGGTTCCTTCGGCGGGCTCGTCGGTACCGCGTCCGGCGTACGGAAGGTCGTGGCTGCCGCGGCCTCCGGCTTCGGCGGGCTGAGCGGCGCCGCGACGGGCACCCGCACCGTCATCGGCTCAGCCGCCCTCGGCGGCGGTGCTCTGGCGGGCACGGCGACCGGGCGCCGGACCGTCGTCGGTGCGGCGTCCGGCGCCGGCGGGGCGTTGGCCGGGCACGCGTCCGGTGTCGTGTCGGGCGGAACCGACGGGAACGAGGTGTTCATCTACGCCTCCGACGAGGCGGTCACGCGGGCGTGGCTGGCTCAGCTCGACAGCTTCTCCGCCGGGATGGTCGGAGAGACCCTGCCGCGCGACACGAGCGGCTGGCAGGACTCGGGGTTCCTGACCGTGGCGGTGGCCGGCGGGTCGACGGTGCCGGAATTCCGGCTGGAGTCGCCGGTGATGGACGTGCGCGGGTGGGCAACCACCCCGGGCACGGACGCGCCACCGTGGAACAAGGCGCGGAACCTCGCGCTGGGCGTGCAAGCAGGGACCTACCGGCGTGAGCCGTGGTTCCTGGAACTGCCCGCGTGCAGTGAGAACGCCGTCGTGAAGACGGCCTACGTCCTCGGGAAACCGAGGCGAGCATATGGCGACTTCGGCGACTACGCCGTGTATGTCCTGGACCTGGTCGTGAACTGGGTTCCGGTGGCCAAGAGCACCCCGTGAGGGGAACCGACAGCAATCCCTTCGGGACGTTGGTCCCCAATATCCACAGTGGAGTGCCATCATGGCCGACACCAACGGCTTCGTGCCGTCGAACTTGGTGATGGGGCCCGCGAGGCTCTACATCTACCGTTTCGCATTCGATCCCACCCTGTCCTACGAACCCCCGTTGACCGACATCAACATCGCGCCAGCGGGATCCGCCTGGTACGACACCGGTTTGACGCTCGGCGGGTCGAACGTGTCGATCGAACCGACCTGGACACCGCTCACCGCGGACCAGCTCGTCGACAAGCTCGGCGCCCGGCTCACCGACCGCGACATCAAGTGCACCGTGAACTTCGCGGAGATGACGCGGACGAACTTGGCGTACGCGTGGAACATGACCGCCGGTCCGAGCGGCGCCTCCTACCTGACGTCGGACCTCAACGCCGGGCAGGACGCCAACCGCGCCCCGTACCGGACGCTGCTGATCGACGGTGCCGGTCCCGACAAGGCAGACGGCACAGCGCAGAAGCGCCGGGCGATCCTGCGGAAGGCGCTGCCGTCCGGGAACACCGCGTTGAACTGGGCCAAGGCCGACCAGCAAGTCCTGGAAAGCGAGTTCCAGGCGTTCTTCGTCTCCGAGACGGTGTCGCCGATCCGGCTCGTCGATCCGAACGGCTGACCCCCTGATCGCAGCCTCGTGCCGCGGGAACCTGACGTCCTGCGGTGCGGGGCTGCCCCACTCCCTTTTCCCTTGTCCTGTCAGGAGGACCGATGTCCCGTAGCCGCAATCGCCGTCGCCGTCGCCCAGCTGGCACGCACCTACGTGGCGCGTCTCTGGGGATCGTGCTTGACTCCGCAGAGAGCGAAGCCGAGATCGAGCGGATGCTCGCCGACCGAGAGCCCCTGTTCACCGTCGCCGGTACCACCTACACCATCCCCAAGGTGGTACCTGTCGCGTGGTCGCTGCAAGCCTTCAACATCGCGATGACGTCCGGCGAGTACGCGGCGATCACGTGGTCGTGCGCGAAGATCCTGGACCCCGCAGCGTGGATCGCACTCCAAGACTGCCAGACCCTCACCTCCAAGAACCTCGACGCTGTGTTCAAGGCCGTGATGGACAAGGTCATCCCGGACGGAATGCCGATCCCAAAAGCCTGAGCGACGCCTGGCACGACCGACTGTCCACTCTGGCCTGGTTCATCGTCCATATGGACGACGTGCTGTCGGACATGTCGGTCTTCCACGGCGTCGACGACATCGGCCCGCTCCCCGCGTCAATGTTCTTCCCCCGCATGTACCGGCTCCCGGCCTACCGAGGCGCCGTCGCGCAGGCGCTCGTCCGCGACCTCGAGGACATCGAGGCCCGTCCGGCGCCACGTCGCACGGAGCTTCCTCCGTCCGAGCCCCCGCCCGAAAAGCCTTACGAGGCCGGGCAACTCGCGGCCATGAACCGGTCGCAGCTGTGGGGGCCGATGGGCCTGCAACAGCAGACAGGGGTCTTCGACCTCGGATAAGGGGGTCGCGGTGGCCGACGACTTCAAGATGGCCGGCGCCTACGTCGAGGTCCACCTGCGGGACCACACCGAGGCCGACGAGAAGCGGATCAGGACCCGCCTGGAAAACGCGCCAGGTGTCACCCTCAAGACCTACCTGAACGATCCCAAGAACACGCGGTTCGTGAAGGAACGGATCGAACGCTCCCCCGCCGCGAAGATCCGCACCGACGCGGACGTCGCCCTCGCCGACGCCCGGATCCGGGAACTCGCTGCCCGGCGCACCGAAGCACTCGTGACCATCGACGCCGACATGGGCAAGGCGAAGGCCCGCATCGCCGAGCTGGAAAAGCAGCGCGGGAACACGAAGCTCGACGTCGACGCCGAGATCTCGAAGGCCAAAGCGAAGATCGACTCGCTGAAGGCCAAACGGAACCGGCTGGTCCTCGAAGCCGACGTCGACGAAGGCAGCGTCCGGAAGGCCGCAGACAAGGTCGACTCCGAGATCGAACGGGTCGCCAAGCGCGCGAACGCGTCCTTCGACGCGCTCATGTTCGCGGGGCTCTCGGTCGGGTTGCCGGCGGCTGCGGCGGTCGGCGCGGTCGGCGCGGCCGCGGCGATCGGACTGGTGCCTGCCGCGCTGGTAGCGCTCAGCTTGATGACCGTCACCACGAACAAAGACGTGCGGGCCAGCTGGGACACGACCACAGACAAGATCGTCACTCGCGCCGGGGACATCGCGCGGGTCATGGGTGGTCCGATTCAGAAGGCTGCGGACGACGTCGGCTCGACCTTCACTCGACTGGAGCCGCAGATCGAGCGCGCGTTCGACGGCGCGGTGCCAGCGGTCGACGAGATGGTCGGCTCGGTCACCGACCTCGCCACCGAGGCAATGCCTGGTCTCGTGGTCGCCTCGGCGAAGAGCGAAACCGTCCTCAAGGGTTTGAGGGACATGTCCCGCGACACGGGCGCCGGGCTCAGCGATCTGTTCTTCGCGGTCGGATCGGAATCGAAGGCCGCGGGTACCGGGGTCGCCCAGTTCGGTGACATCACGCGGGACATGCTGGGCTTTGTCGGCGAGTTCCTGGCGAACCTCGCCGCCGGATCAACTGGCACGCTGCCGCAGTTCCGCGGCACGCTGCTTCAGGTCGAGGACGTTGTGCTCTCGCTGACCGGCGAAGGGATGCCCGCGCTCCAGGGTGCAACCTCGGGCTTCCTGGGCACCGTGTCCGGTGGCATTTCGATCGTGAGCGGCATGGTGTCGTTGCTCGGCCACCTGCCACCCCAGGTCACCGAGCTCGGCGGTGCGATGCTCGCGACGAACTCCTTCGCGAAGTTGTTCGGCACGTCGCTCGCGGACACCGGATTTGGGTTGCGTGCCTTCTCAGCGACGGTCGACGCCGCGGGTAACCGGACGACGCCGTTCAAGGAGGCTATGGCCGACGCGGAGCGGAACGGTTCCAGCAAGTTCCGTGCGGGCATGTCGACGTTGGTGTCGTCCGGTATCAACCCCCTCGGCATCGCGCTGGTCGCCGGTGGGGCGCTGCTGGATCTGTGGGGCAAGAAGTCGCAGGAAGCCGCGACTCGTGCGGCGGAGCAGAAGCAGTCGGTGAACGACCTCACCCGGGCCTACATCGCCGACGGCAACGCGGTCGGCGCGAACGTTCGTGCCACCACACAGAAGGCGCTGTCCGATCAGAACGCCTACCGCAACAGCGCGGTGTTCGGGCAGTCGCTGACGCAGGTGTCGTCGGCGGCGCTCGGGAACAAGGACGCGCTCAACACCTACAACGCCACCGCCAAGGACTACATCCGCGGTCTGCTGTCCGGATCGGAAGCGAACCGGGAAATGATCGGCACGGTCCTGGCACAGGCGGACGCGTTCGCCAAGCAGGGCGGCAACGCCACGGACGTCGTGGACGGCCTGTCCGCGGTGCGGCTGCACTCGCTCAACCTCACCGACGCGCAGCGCAACTCGCTCATCGCGACGCTCAACGGCATCTCGGCGGTGAACGGTGAGGCGCGGGCGCAGGAAGAGGCCGCGCAGAAAGCCAAGGCACTCGCCGACGCGCAGGACCAGGTCGCGTCGATCGTCGCCCGCGGCACCACACCGGCCATGTACTCGGCTCAGGCCGCATCGAACGATCTCACCGCCGCCTGGGAGGCGCTGAACACGGCGGGCGGAGACGTCGCGGCGAAGGGCAAGGCGCTCATCGACGTGATGCTGCGGCTGTCCGGGCAGACCCCGAGCGTCGAGGAGGCGATGCAAGCCTGGAACGACAGCCTGCGCGGGATCGGCGAGTCCTTCAAGGGCCTCAACTTGAAGGGACATAGCAAGGATCTGATCGACGCGTCCGGCGCGATCAACACCACGTCCGAGGCCGGCTCCAAGCTCCAGGACACCGTGCAGACCGCGGCGTCGCAGATGGCCAGCTACGGCCAGGCGCTCAAGGACGCCGGCACCCCGGCCGACCAGATCCGCACGAAGCTCCAGGGGATGGAAGGTGACTTCGCCAAGCAGCTCCGGTCGCTGGGTCTCAACGACAAGCAGATCCGGCAGCTGGTCGAGCACTACGGGCTGATCCCGGACAAGATCCTGACGAACCTGAAACTCGAAGGGGACGTCGAGGCGCAGAAGCAGCTGACCGACATCGTCGGGAAGCTGAAGGAAATCCCGCCGCAGAAAGGATTGAGGGTCGAGGCGCTCACCGACACGGCTATCAAGGCGCTGGCCGACCTCGGGTACTCGGTGGTCAAGATGCCCGACGGCACGTTCTCCGTCTTCGCCAACACCGAGCCGGGGCGTGAGGCCGCGCAGAAGTTGCTGGGTGACATCGGGAACAGCGACGCGACGACCATGGTGTACGCGAACACCCAGCCCGCGGGCGAGGCGGTGAACAACTGGAAGAACACCACGGCGATGACCGAGGGCCGCACGACCACGTACACGAACGACGACCCGGCGACTGGTGTCGTTCGGCAATGGAAGGTCACCACGGACGCGACCGGGGCCCGCACGGTCACCTACTCCAACATCGATCCGGCGACCGGCGCCGTACGGGTGTGGAAGCAGAACGCAGACGGAACATGGGCCGAGACACACGCCCGCGCGGACGTTGGCGCTGCCGAAGCCGCGCTCAACCATGCCGCACGAGACCGGACCGCGTACATCCGGACGATCACGGTCGGCACGCCCGGTGGCGGCGGAACGGTCAACAACGCCTATCGACCGAACGCCGTGGGCAACATCCTGACGGCCAATGCCAAGGGCGCCATCCTGAAGTTCTTCGCTGGTGGCGGTTTCGAGGGCCTGACGCCGATGTCGTCGATGGCGCAGATCGTCCCGCCGAACACGTGGCGAGTGGTCGGGGACAACATGCGGTTCCCCGAGTCCTACATCCCGCTCGACCCGCGCTCGACACGATCGCAGCGGTTGCTGGACGAGACGAACGCGCGCATGGGTCGCGGTGCATCCGGCGGCACGACGGTGAACAACTTCAACACCACCGTGCACACCGCGGCAGTCGAGCCGTACGCGGTCGCCAACGCGGTGTCCGGTGAGCTCGGCTGGACCATGAGGGGAGGCAGTTGATGCCGACTCGGGTGATCTGGCCGACGTACACGATCGGTGCGTGGGCGGCGAATGCGGACGACGACAGCGGCTGCCGCTGGGTAGTCGACAAGCAGACCCTCACAGACGGTGTCGGCCGGAAGACTCACGTCTCCGAGCGGCCGTTCGGGATGGGCGCCTACCGGGACCGGTCGTATCCCGCGGCGCGGACCGGCGTGATCCAGGGCTGGTGCCAGGCCCCGGATCGCGCCGGCCGCGTGGCGGCGCGGGATCGGCTGATGGGGTTGTTCCCGGACGGCGGGCAGGCGCTGCTGGTCGTCGATGACGGGATCGCGGCACGGCAGTTGCTCGTCGAGCTCGACAGCGACGTGCCGAGGTGCTCGGTGTGGAGCACGGGGGAAGGGTTCGACTGGCAGCTGCCGATGCTGGCCGCCGATCCTCGGTTCCTGGACACGGCGGCGCGGTCGGTGCCGACCACGATCGGCACCGCGGCGTCCGACGGTCTCAACTGGAACGCGGGCAGCCCCGGCGGTCTGGATTGGACAGCGGGATCACCGGGCGGTTTGGACTGGGGTACCAGCGGTTCCGGTGGCCTGTTGACTCTGGCCAATCCGGGTTCGGAGATCACGTGGCCGACGTTCACCATCACCACCCTGACCACGCTCACGAACCCCGTCCTGACGAACCCGGCAACCGGGGACGTGCTCGCCTACAACGGCACGATCGACGCCGGGCAAACCCTGACGATCGACTGCTCCCCGTTCACGCGCTCGGTCACGTTGAACGGCATCGACCGGTCCGGCGCGCTCTCGTCGGCGCAGTGGATCGATATCCCCGCCGGCCGGACAACGACCGTCCAGGCCGCGGGAACCGGCTCGGGAACCATCACCGCGACTTGGCGGTACGCCTACAACTGAGAGGGGGCCGAGATGCCTACGAACGCTGCTGGGACAGGGTTCTGGACCGCGCAGTCCCGCAACAACGCACTGCAAGGGCGGACCCTTCTTCAGGGGCTGTACCTCGCCACGAACGTCGGTGGCGCGAACCCGGTTCCGCTGTCCGCCAACCGCACGGGCGTGGTCTGCACGAGCGACTACGGCGCGGACATCTTCGATCTGCGCGTCACCGTGACTTCGGGCCTGACGATGTCGGTCAAGCCCGGGACGGCGATCGTGCACAGGGACGGCGTCGGCCCCTACGAGGGCTGGCTGCGTCCCGGCGCGGTATCGGTGACGTGCGACGCGGCCCCGGTGTCCAACCCGCGCAACGACATCGTGGTCCTCAGGATCTACGACGCCGCGCAGGGTGACACCGTCCCCGGCACCGGTCCGGTACAGATCGAGGTCATCACCGGCACGCCGGGCGCGGTCCCGGTCGACCCGGTCAACGTCGTCGGCACGATCTCCTCGTGGCCTGTGTCCGGCGGTGGTGTCGGGATCGCGCTGGCCCGCGCGCGTGTGTCGACCTCCGGCGTCATCACCTTGACCGATGTGCGGCGCTCGACGGGGGTGCTCGGTGCGGTCCGGCCGCTGCTGCCCGGTGACCTGCTGGCGGACGGGTCAAACCTGGGTGGTGACCTTCGGTGGACCGGGTCCTCGCTGGATGCCTGGCAGGCCGTCGGCGGGTTCTGGCAGCCGATGGGGATGCGAGCGCCGTCGTGTACCGCGCGCATCACCACCACGCTCCCGGTCGCCGCGTCCACTGACTCGGATGTGCTGTGGCAGGACGCGCCGGTCAACTCGACGGCGCCGAGCGGCGGCAGTCCGATGTGGTCGGCTGCCGTGGACGGATACGGCATCTATATCCGCGAAGCCGGTGTCTACGAGGGCAGCTTTCAGATGATCTATGCCGCCAACGCGACCGGTTCCAGGAGGGTCGCGTCGATGACCCTGAACTGGGCGACCGGGCCCGGGACCCCGTCCACGAACGCGGCCACGAAAGCCTTCGACTCCTGCACCGCCGAACCGACGGGTGCTGGGGCGCGGGTGCTGAAGGGCACCACGCAGCACGTGCAGTGCGCGGTGGGGGACATCTGGCGGATCTCGACCTGGCACGACGCCAGCACCAGCCTCAACATCTTGGGCAACACAATCGAAGGCCAGTCGTTCATGACGCTGAAGCGGATTCGGTAGTGGCTGCCGGACGCGAGTACACCGCGGTCGTCTACTCGACCACGTCGGGCCGGATCATCTACGACCTCGAACTGGCCGACGATCCCGAGTGGACCGCACGCGTGAACGACGCCGGCGGCGGCCGGATCACCGTGCCGCTGCTGGGCGGTACCAGGACCGCGCGCGTGCGGGAATGGTGCATCCCCTGGCGGTACTCAATTGCCGTGGTTCGCGGGGACACGGTGTGTCAGGCGGGGCCGATCGTGCCGTACGCCCCGGCGACGGACAAGCGGCTGCTGACGGTGGCGTTCAAAGGGTTCTGGGAGCTGCTCAACCGCAGGATTCTGCACAACAAGAACTGGAACCCGGCGGCGGTGAAGATCACCGATCCGTCGGCGGACATCTCCATCACGGACAGCCTGCCGAACATCGGGCGCGCGATCGTGGACCACGCGACGACCTGGCTATTCAGGCCCGGCTCCTTCCTGCCGCTGGATCTTCCCTCGGTCTTGCCGGGTGGTGGCACGAACGTCAGAACCTATCCCGGCTACGAGACCGCCATGGCCGGGCAGCGATTGCAGGAACTCACCCAGGTCGAGAACGGCCCGGACGTGTATTTCCAGCCGTACCTGACGACCTCGGGCGGGTTCCGGGCGATCCGGCATCGGATGCTGCTCGGTAACCCGCTGCTCGTGCAGCTCGGCGGGGCATTGAAGTTCGACTACCGCTCGACCCTGGTATCGCTGTCCATCGCCGGGGACGGCTCCGGCCAGGCGAACACTGCGTTCGTGAAGGGCAGCGGGAACGAAGCCGGGACGCTGTTCGGCTACGCCACCGACAGGACACTGGTGGATCAGGGCTGGCCCGCGCTGGACATGGTCGACTCCGGGCACACGTCGGCCTCTGAGCAGGCCACTTTGGACGGGTGGGCGCGGGCGGACGTGGCGCTGTACGGGACGCAGCCGGAGCAGTGGCAGGCCGTGGTGCGCGCGGATGCCGATCCGGCGTGGGGCTCGTACAACCCCGGCCACTACGCGAATTACAGCGTGAAGGACCACCACTGGCTGCCGAACGGCACCTACTCCTACCGGATCCTCGGCGTGTCCCACAGCAGCGGAACCCCGCGAGGCTGTGTCGACCACCAGCTGCAAGCCGTCCGCACCGGCTAGAAAGGAGGCGGCGGCATGGTGGCCAACCAGCCGATCGAACGCCCCGGCTCGCAGGACTTCCTCTCGAACGAGCTCCGGGACCTTCGCCGGATCGTCGACGAGCTGACCCGGGCCTCACGGTTCCCGTTCTCCATCGGGCACGCCGGTGTCCCGGACTTCACGGTGCTGCCGTCGGAATCCGGGGACGGTACCGCGGATCTGACGATGTACTACGGCAACGGGGATCCGCTCGTCGTGACACGCACGATCAGCGGCCGGAAGATCTTCGCCATTCGGGACGCCAAGGTCGGCGGCACACAGCCGACGCTGTTCGCGACCGACCCGATCGCCGGGTACGGGCTCGCGACACCGTACGTGCAGTGGTCGATGTACCCCTACGACCCGCCGGATCTCGGGCACGGCCTCGGCTCGTTCTATCCAATCTGGACCGGGAACGCCCAAGCGCTGAACCCGTCGGTGCAGTCGTCGATCTCGCTCAAGCTCGTGTCGACGGCGCCGAACACGACGATGCAGGCTCGCTGGCACCTCTACGACCTCGTGACCGGGTACAGCACCTACGCGGCTGTGCAGTCGCTGACCAACGTGGCCGCGGGAACCAACTACGCGAACTCCGCGTTGCAGGCGACCACGATCCCGCAGTCGGAGATCGGCAAAAGCCTGATCGTCGATCTGGAGGCACGGATCTCGGCGGGCGTGGGCACGGCGTATGCGAGCCCGAACTACTTCGTCGGCTCAGGCAAGGCCTTGGCCGACTCGATTGGAGGCTGGTAGCAGTGACCGACCCCGTACCTGAGCCCGTACCGGATCCGGATCCCGGGCCGGGTCCTGACCCCGGG